CACGCCAGATGATTCCGGCGGCGGGAGCGCGGAAGGATGCAACCGACAAGCCAGATGATTCCGTCAGTCGAGCGCGACGACGACCAGCAGGACCCCGGCAAGGGCACCGACGAGTAATCCACCGCCGCCCGCCGTGAGGTAGCCCCAGACGGGTGTTTCGGGCTCGACGGGCGCGAGGGGATCCGCAGCACCCTTGCAGGCCCCCAGGGACGCCTGACAGCCCTCCAGCTTCGCCGTGAGGGTGTCGCGCACCAACGTCAGCCGCCGTTCGCAGTCGGGCAGGTCCACTTTGTGGCAGGCGATGACCGCTTTGGTTTTGTCGATGGGCCAGAGGATGCCGGTGCAGTCGGCCACGTCCCCGGGCTGGAGCGCGACCGCTCCGGTGCAGAGCTGGGCGATGAGCACGAGCGTGATCACGGTAGGTCGTCCACCATGCTGACCAGATCGCCCAGGTCGGCGCGGTCGATCTTCTCTTTCTCGTCCGCCAGATCTTCGCGCACCGCCTCGCTACGCTCCACCGCTTCCTCAACCTTCACGTCTATGCGCTTGTGCTCGACCAGCTCGACCTGGGCCACGCGCTCGCGCTCCTGCGCCACCAGCTTGCCGCGCCGCTGAGACCGGCCCCACCAGAGCGCCAGCGTGGCGAGAAGACCGCCGACAAGCCCGACGATCCACGTCGTCACGAGTTGTCCACCAGTCCCTTGACCTGGACCCGGGTGCTGTTCGAGACCCAGCCCAGGAGCCCGAGCACGACAACGAGCGCGCCCAGCAGGTAGTCCATGCGTCGCTCGATCTGCGCAACGCGCGCCGCAAGCGCTGTGACCTCCGCTTTGGTGGCCACCGCCGACCACTGGTCCCGCGTGGGGATGTGGTGGTCCCGGTAAATGTCGTCGCTCCGGCGCTGCTTGTCCTTCAGGTCCGACACGTCTTCCTTGATGGACCGTACGTCGGCGACGAGCTGGATCTGGCCCTTCTCGATGCGCTGGAGCACCTCCGCGTTCGTGGACGCGGGCGCGAGCATGGCAGACACCAGCACCAGCAATATGCTCATGGGGAAGGCTCCTCGTGCACGCCGTGGATTGCCCGCCACGCCTTCGACCGTCTCTGCCACGTGTTCCTCATCCTGCCAGATCCTCGCCGGGCAGGGGGGCGTCCGCCGCCGCTTGCCCTCGACGCTTCACATAATTATAGCCCTTGCCGACCGCCATCCCCACACAGACCGCCCAGACCTCCGAGTCGACGGCGACGGGCGTACCCATCGATCCGCGCACCACGACGTAGACGACCAGCAGCGCCGTAAGGATGTTCCAGCCCAGCAGCAGCGTGAACTGGCTATCTGGCTTCCCCGCGGTGTTCTTGATCCATCCCATCAGACCAGATCCTCAGCCAACGGGCGGTAGGCCCACACGATATCAGACGACTGCGAGAGCCCCGAGACCGGGCACCGCATCTTGCCGCGTCGGCCCCAGCCCCCGAGCGCCTTCGGCCACGGGCGGGTCCGTCGGATCACGCCCTCGAACACCTCGCCGTCGCCGCCACGCCCCCGAGCGTTGCCCTCGATGGTGTGCACCAGCTTCGCGTCCAGGTCGACACGCTCCACGAGGCAGATGTGCTCCCCCTGCTTCTTCTTGCCGCGGGTCACGATCACCACGTCGCCGGGCAATAGCCCGTCGGGGACGCTGACCACCCGCTCGGACCCCTGCGCCCACTTGTAGAGCCGGACGGTGCTCGCCCAGCTCTTCTTGCGGACGGGGTCGGCGCGTAGGCCCGCGGTACCCCAGCAGAACGCGGCGAAGGCCCCGCACCATTGGAACATGCCGTTGCGCGTGTACGGGGCGTTGGGGGTCCAGTTGATCGCGTCCGCGGTCGACCAGCCCAGGCCCAGGTCGCCGCGGATGTACTCGTCCACCCGGTTGGCCTCGCCGCGGGGCTCGCGCACAACGCGCTCCCACTCAGCGAGCGCGGTAGCTACGACGACGGTCCCGGGGTCGGCCTTCTTTCGCCGCTTCGCGTCCGCTCCCGTGCCCGGGTCTTCGGGCGCGTCGTTGTCCAGCTCCGCCATGAGCCAATCGCGCTGCATCCAGCGCGACACGTCGTCAAACAGTCCCATGCTCAGCCCCCCCAACCGATGAGCGACGCGGGCGAGGGTACGTCCGCGCCCACGATCCTACCGTACTGATTCAAGTCCTCCAACGGGCCGATCCCGAGCGCCGTCGCACCGCACCACTCCAATGACAGCATTTCGAGCTGGACCCCCGCCGCGCAGAGCCCGTCGAGCAACACCTGAAACATCCCGCGCAGCCCGTCGCCGCGCAGGTAGAACGGCCCTGGAAGCGCTGCGGGCACCGTCGCGTCCTGCACGAGCGCGCCGCCCAGCGGTTGCCCCGCGGGGATGGCGTCGAGGCTGTTGGGTTGGAGGTAGGTCGCCGGCACGCTGAACATCTCGCTGTCGAGGTAGATCCGCACGCGGGCGCCGTCTTCGCGCAGCCAGAACGGGAGCACGCGCACGCTCACGTCGTCCTCGTCCACCGTCCAGTTGGCCCGCTTCCAGTACGTCGTTGGGATGTGCGACAGCTCCATGTCCGCGCCCACCACGTCCGTCGTCCAGAACACGCCGTGCGTCCCCACGACCACCAGACGCCCCTCGTGCGTGCAGCTCCACGCCTGCCCACGGGGCGTGCCCCCGATGAGCTTCCGCGGGTTGGCCGCTTCCAGGTTGCAGGTGGTCGTCAGCAGGTCGGACCACGGGCGCAACAGCGCGTCGGTGACGGCGAAGATCGTCCCCATGCGGTCCCGGGGTCCAAGCGCCGCCGCGTGCATCACCCGCCGCCAGAACTCGCGTTTGATGACCGGGATCCGGGGGATGCCGTACAGCTCCCCCAAGCGGTCCAGCGCGAAGTCCTCCGCCTTCTGGATCAGCGTATCCCGGTGCGCAATCTCAGCCTGCGAGTAGGGCTGGAGCATGACACGTGACCTCCGTGAGCTTCGGGATGGTGCGCCGGTCGTCCGCGGTCAGCAGCGTGAGCCCCTCGAACCACACCACCGTCTTGCTGGTGTAGGCGTACCGCCGTTCACGCACCCACACCTCCCCCGCGTCGGGGAAGCCGATGGTGGACTGCACGACGATGATCGCCGCGTCCGGCACGAGCGCGAGCGCCAGCCGCGATTGCGGCGACCCGCCCGTCTGCTGGGCGACCTGCCCCAGCGTCCGCGTGAACGTCTCTAAAGGCGGGGTCGGGAGCGCCGGCAAGGTGCCGTCTTCCAGCTCCCACGCCCGCACGCCCGTCTTGAACCGCGGCGGGTACGTCGCCCGTACGCTGTACGTCTCCTCGCAAGGGTTGCGCACAATGACCGTCAGCCCCCCGAGCACGAGGCGCACGGGACCGACCACACCGCCCGCGATGTCCTCCGGGGCCAGCTCGTCCATCCACACGTCGTAGTAACCGACCGCCAAGGGTGGGAGCACGAACACCAGCGCCGTCTGCTCCGGGTTCGTGTAGCACGCGTGCGCCTTCCCGATGATCCCGCCGTAGCAACCGACCTTCCCCAACGGGTGCAGCGTCGCGCCCGCGTCGGGGGTGAGCCGCACACGCCACGGGCCGCGGTTTGGGAAGGCCCCCATGACGCGCACAAGCACGCCGCCTTCATCGGGGTAGAGCGTGTGTTGGAAGTGCCACGGCGCGATGCGCAGCCCGGGGTCGCGCAGCTCGCGCACGGAGCCAAAGCCGGCATCGCTGGGGCTCGACAACGAGGAGGGGGATCCGAAGCCGGAGTCCGCCCCGAGCCCGTTCAGGTGCCGCGAGTCGTCGCCGAAGCCGCCCGGCATCAGAGCACGGTCCCGCGCCCTGGGTCGGAGACCTGGGTGGGCGCCGCGTGCGGGGTCTCCGGGTGGTTGGCCTCGTCCAGCTCCTCGTAGGCCACGAACAACTCCAGGCCGCCCGCGGTCAGGTTCGTGCCGCTGCCGGTGTCCAGGTCGACGGTCGCAAGCAGGTCGCCCAGCATTACCGCGTTGCGCCCGTCCGATGCCGTGCCGCGCTCTGCCTGGGTCTGTCCGATGGTGCCGGAGCCGGTCAGGTCGCCCGCGTGCAGGTACTCGTTGGCATCGCCGTTGGTCTGCCCCACGTCCAGCTCAATCGTCGTCTCGCCTGTGAACACCAAGTTGACCAGCGCCCACACGGCTTTGATCAGCACGGGCTCCGCGGTCACGCGGTCGGTGGGTCGCAGGTCGAGCGTGATGCGCGAACCGCTGACCTGAAACTGTGTGTAGTCCAGATCAAAGCGCCAGATACCACCCGGGCGGGGGCGTGGCACGGCGTCCGACTTCGTAGGGGACGCGCTGCGGGTGCTTGCAACGGCCATCAGGCAACCTCCCTGCGTGCGAAGACCTGGACGGTGAGCCCGCCCCCGGGCGCCTCGCTGTCCGCGGCAACGCGCGGAGCTGCGAGGCAGAACAACGCGACGTATTCCCCCACGGGTAGCGCGTGCTCTGCGCCCAGCGCGGCGCTCAGCGCCAAGGGGGCTCCGTCCGACGACGGCGAGCCCGTCAGCTCTGAGCCCAGGTCCGCCCACGTCCCCGCAGCGAGCTGGGTGGCGTTGGCCACGCCCAGGCGGAACTTGTAGGGGTGCGCGGCGCTGCTCTTGCCCCCGTCCACGAGCTGCACCGCCCAGCCCAGGAGCTTGATCGCTTCGCCGGCCTTCCAGATCGCCAACGGCTTGCCGCCGCTGACCGCTTGGTCGGTCTCGTAGGTCGCGGGGACCACCTGCCCTCCGACCCACCCCGAGCCGTCGACCCGGGTCCCGTCCACGGACGCCTGAAGCTGCACACGCTCGCGGGTGATTACCTTCGCCGCGCCGCTGCCCGTCTCCTCCAACGTCACCGCACCCTTGGCCGTGCTCGTGGCCACGGGCAAGTCCGCCGCGCCGTGCTTGTGCAGCCCCGTCGCGTCGGCGTTGGTCGTCAGGGTGTCGAGCTGGGCGCCCGTGGCGCTGGTGTCTGAGTGCGACGCCACCGTGTGCGTGCCGACCCCACCCGCGTCGGTCTCAACCTGGGCGATCACGCTGTGCAGCTTGTCGTGGTAGTCGCGTTCCCCCGCGGCCAGCTTCTCCAGGCCCGCGGTCGTGCTGAGCACGCGCACGATCACAAACGCGCTGTTGGGCGCCTTCAGCGGATCCTGCTCGCTGAACACCGACGTGTTGGTGTTCTGGACGATCAGGAACAGCCGGACGTTGCGCCACGTCGGCACATCCCCGGTGGGATTCTGTACGACCCCCGACGGGGCGAGCGGGAAGGGGTTTCCCGGCCCGTCGTCGTCCAACACCGTCCAGGTCCAATTCCACGCCGTGTTTGACGGGTTCGCGTCGTCGTACGCGTCGCCGTAGAGCTGGACGGTCTGCGGGAGCGAGACGGCGGACAGATCCACCGCGATGTCCACATCGGGGTTGGTGATCGGGGCGCTGTCCCCGCTCGCGTATGCCGTGATAGCCACTGGTTAGACCCCCGCGTCCCCGGGCTTGAACTTGCTGATCACCACGTTCACCGCCCATGCGTGAATGTCGTTGATCACCCCATCAGCAGGAAGTACCCCGTCGAGGACTGCGCCCGTTTCCACGAGCTGGGACACCTCCAGCCTGATTCCATACTGCCCCGCCGCGAGCCCTACCGCAGCCCCCGCATAAGCGCTCAGGTCCCCTGGAGAAAACCCCGCGGGGGTCGCGTAGGCGTCTGGGATCATATGCGCGTTGAGCTGGAACCCGCTGGGGTTTGCAACAACCCCCGGGCCGTAAACGGGGGCGCAGGTAACCCCGCTAATGTACCACCCCTCCCGCCCCGTAATAAGACTGTCCTTGAAGCGGACAATGACGGTGCGTTCAGTGCCCCCCATTGCTACAGACTCAATGCCCCACCCGTGCATCAGCGCCCAGCCCACCACGTTGTACGGGGCTGCGTGAATGCCCGCGGCGTGGAACTGAAGGACCCCCGCGCAGAGCGTCACGTTACGGGTCAGGTGGTTCTTGTTCAGGAGAGCCGCAGCGGCATTGGCTACGATGTTCGTGGTGTTCGTGGTGAGCCACTTGTATGCCCCGTTCAAGCTCAGCTCCGGCAGCTCCCACCACGGGCGCGTGACCGTCCCCGCGGGGTCGTACGTGCCTTGGCTGATGTGGCGCCGGAGACGCGACCGCACCCAATGCAGCGCGTACATGATGCCGCCGCTGCGCCGGGTGCCTGGGGGCCACGTGTTCACGGTGCCGTCGAAGCGCCCCCCCGGGACCGAGCCTTCTACCAACCGCTGGAGGGGGTAGGCGAAGCTCGCCGACTCCGCGCTGGGGTCTTCGACCACGCCCCCTTCTTCAGTGAGCGCGTGCAGGTCGGGGTCGTCCCACGCGCTGATTCCGTACAGCACGCTGATCTGGTTATCGACCCACGTCCAGACGCGCGCAATGGCGACCCAATCAGCCCCGGCACCGATCGCGGGCTTCTCCGTGCTGACCTCGAACATCAACCGCTGCCGGTTGCGGGTGGCCATCGCCAACGGCGACTCCGCACCCGTGGCGACGTTCCAGATCCGGCGCGTGTCCACGTCCGCGGGCACGTCCTGGGGGCGACACCAGACGTACGGCTTGGTCCCCCCGGGGCCGCCCATCTCAGCAGCGCGCGCCGCGGTGTACTTCACGGGGTGGTTGTCGTGGCCCGCGTCGCCGGGGGCGAATGTGTGCACCACCGAGTCCCACGCGGTGCCCACGTTGACTGCGCCCCCACCACCCGCCTGATCCTCCACCCGGGTCTCGGTCTGCACCGTGTGGCACACCACCAGCCGATCGAGCGTCAGGAAGTAGTCCACGCCGTCGTTGCTCTTGGTCCACGACAACGGGGTAAGTAGCCCGCTCGCCGGCCCCAGGACCCCGCCCAGCATCCCGCTGGCGTACTTGTAGACGAGCGCCTGGAGCGCGTCCATGTCGGGGCGGTCGACGCGCTCCTGATCCTCGAACCGAACCTTGTCCTGCGACACGCTCAGACCTCCTGGGGCAACGGGACAACGGTGATGCGACCGTCGTCCGTGCGCAACACGTGACGCGCGCTTGGCGGGATCACATCGTTCGCTGGTGTTGCGGCGTCGGCCCCCTGGAAGAACCGCACCGTGAGCACGTCGCCGTTGTCCATGACCCGGTCAATGAGGCGCGCAATGAACAGCGGCTCACCAGGGCCGAGGGTCGCCATGTACTCAATCACCGCCGTCTTCACGTCCGCGGTCACCGCGTCCCAATCGCGCCCGCTGACGGGCACGACGTTGACGGACAGTGCGATGTCGAAGACGCTGGGCGCCGTGACCCGCACACGGACACCAGCCGCACGGTAGCCGGGCGCGTTCAAGGGGTCGCTGGGGTCGCCCTCGATCAACGCCTGTAGTTCGGCCGGGAGCCCTGTCCAGACCTCGTACGCTTTGATCTGCCACGTGTCTCCCGGCGCAAATACGCCGTCTTCCACGTACACCAACCCCCGTTCTGGAATGCTCGTGTACTCCGCCGCCAACAGGTCCCGGTTCAGGCCCCCTATGTTCGCCTCGATACGTGTCACGGGCTCCACAGCAGGGGCTTCGTGCCAAAGCACGGGCGGCCCGCCGTCGGGGACTGTCCCCGTGGCGAGCGCCCCCGGGCGCCTGTACCCCACGAGCCCGCTTCCATCGTCCAGAAGCAGCTCGCATAGCCCCACGGTGTCGGGGTCCTCGAAGATGCGCGCGAAGGCTGCGCGCGATCCGTCCGCCGCCGTGAACGAAAGCCCCAGGTACTCCAGCGCCGCGGGCGTGCTGCCCGTGAGGCTGGACAGGTAGGAGCGAGCGCGGATGCGCAGGGCTTCGTCGCCCTCCGCGTCTCGCCCGTTGGTGATCGCCGTCCGGCCGATCGCGCCCGTGGCTCCCACCGCGTTGATGATCTTGTTGATCTGCCCTGCCGCAGCGTTCCCCGCGACTCCCGGAGTGAGGCACACCACGGCGACGTTAAGCGCCGTGTCCACGCCATCTGCGAAGACCGCGTCCGCGAGCTGCCGGTACACCAACGAGCTATCGTCCGTGCGCCCGTACGTCGCCCCCGCAAGGACGGTGAGTGCACCCACCGTGTCCACGCGGGTGAGCGCAAGCGCGCCGCCGCTGCCCGCGCTCGCCGTGAGCCGTACGATCCCACTGGGGGGCAGGTCGGCCACCCGGTCGTCCAGGTCGGTCCCGCTGGCGCCGTCGAGGTAGAACGCGTTTCGGATACGGGCCAGCCGGTGCTCCAACCCGCCCAGCTCCTCCGCCCAGCAGTAGAGCAGGTGCGCCAGCACGGAGCCCTCCGCCACGTCGTCGGCGCCGCCACGTGCCACCACGCGCGCCGCCATCTCGCGGAGGATCAGGCTCGTTGTTCGAGGGTCATAGGACATGAGCGCCCCTATTCTACGCGGCAGATGGTAGGGGTGCCAGGAGCGTGACAGGGGACCCCGTCGCGTCCTTGGGCGTCACGTCGGCTTCCGCCGTGAGGGTATCCCCCTCGTCGGTCACGGAGAGATTCTGCACAAGGTCCACACGAGGGTCGCGGAGGAGCTGGTCACGGACGTGCGCGGCAATGTACGCGGCGCCGCTGGCAGAGCCGCCCAGCCCCACCACACGCGGAAGCCCGTACTGCGGGAACCCCGCCGATTCCCCCATCACGGTCAACATCCGTCCCGTGAGCGCCTGCCGGAGATTCGCGGGACCACGCACGGTACGTAGGTCCATCAAGAAACCCGTGGTGCCGCCCTGCCCCACAAGCTCCAGATCCCCCTCCGCGTCCAGGTACAGGTCGCGCATGTACGGGTCCGACCGACGCAAGAGCGTTTCGCTCCGTCGACCCCGCGGGACCCGAACCCAATCGCCCCGGCGCGCGGGCCGCCCGCTCCCCAGCCGGTGCGCGTTCTGCCACCCGTTGTACTCGGCGATCACGATCCATTGCTCCGCATCGCCCAGGATGCGCAGCGCCACATCGCGCAGGTTCTCCCCCGTGCGGAGCTGGACGGGGGTCGCCTCTTGCGCATCGAGTCGGGGACCGCGTGTCGGAGCGCGTAGGTACAGCCCGTCAAGCGGCCCCACGGCCAGCGCACGCGCCCTGGACATCTCCAGGTCCGCCGCTGTACCACCGCTGTACCCCAGCGCGGTCATGCTGTCGCGCGGGGCATCCTCCGCCGTGATCCCCAGCGTGTTGGTCAACCGCTCCCATTCTCCTGAGAGCGCTTCCCACTCGTTGACCCCCAACGGATCATCGAAGCGCCCACCCACAACATCTTCGTACGCGTCCTTGAAGCCCTGCGCAGCGTTCGCGAAGTCCGCCACCATGTCAGCAGGAAAACGGGCAATAGCGCGCGCGCCGTCAGCCACGTTCTGGAGCGCAAGCGCCGTCTGTTGGAGCGCCCGCCCAGGCGCGCGCAAACTCTCCAGATCACCGCGAAAGTTCGTGGTCGCATTGCCTGCAATCGCGATGTACGCGTTCGCAAGCTGGATCTTCTGCGCGGCCTTCTCGAACCAGTCCGACACCGGGGACAGCAGGTTGATCGGGTTGTTGGGCGGCGCGTCGAGATACGCGCGCAGCGTCAACGACCAGTTGGCCAGCGGCGTGGTCGCCGCGTCCCGCTCGACTGCCCAGGTCTCAATCTCGCAGCGGTAGTTGTAGTTCTCCGCGAAGGCCCGAAAGACCAGCGTGACCCGCGGGCCGTCTTCTGCGACGAGCTTCTGGTAGGCGTCGAGGAACGCTTGGAACTCGCGAAGGATGATCGGCCCCTCGGCGAAGATCACTTCCCCCCGCTCGTTGTAGCCGGCGCGCGCTCGGAACCCGCTGTTGCCCCTGATCACGATGGTGCGGAAGCGGTTCACCGTCGCCTCACGCACGGGCTCGTCGCCCAACGTGTGCCGGACGCTGGTCGCATGGGGCTGCGAAAGCGAGAGCCCACCGGGGTAGTTGGGGACGCTGACCGCCACGGCCACCTGCCCGTCCACGCGCACCTCCAACACGTAGTCGATGGGGACCCGAAAGAGGGCCGCCAACCGCCCCGACTGAGGAACCGCCACGCCTGGATACATCTCAGCCCCCCTTGCTCTTGCTGCTGATCGCGACCACCGCCGACTCGATGGTATCAGCCGTGGCCACGAACGGCTCGTCAGGGGCGAGGTAGATGCCGCCCGCAGCGTTCGCAGCTACCCACGCGTTGTAGTCCTGCACGAAAGACGCCGTGGGCTCCCCCGTGGACGGGGTGACCGCCGTGTTTGCCCAATTCTCCAGCGTGACGATCGCGAGTCGTTGCAGCTCCAGCCGCGCCACCAGGGCGTCCAAGAACGCGCGCAGCCGGCCGCCCAGCAGGACCGTTTCGTTCGCCTCGCCGTCGCTGCTCACACGCAGCTTGTCCGACCCCGCGAGCTGTACACGCACGGGCTGGCCCGCGAGCCCTTGCACAGCCACCCCCGCCAGCTCGGAGACGACCACGCGCGCCGTCTTGCGCCCGATCACGTGATCCGTGGCGTGGTGCTTGGTGTAGTCCGAGCCCGTCGCAGGTGCTTCGGTCTCCAACGTGACCTTGGCGCCGTCGCTGGGGTGCATGGCGCTGGCGATGATCCACGGCTTCTGAGCCCGCCCCGCCTTCGTTGTTTCGGGGAAGACGAGCGCCACCTCTGCCGCGTCGCCGTCCGTAGCCAGCTCGCTCTTGTCGCCCGCCTCGACGCCCCGTGCACCCGCGGACCCAAAGTTGCCGATGCCGCCGCCCAGCCCCAAGAAGCGCACCGCGCGGTACACGCCGCCCCAGCGGTCCACCACGTCCGCGACGGGCTGGCCACCCTGCACGTACATGCGCTCCACACGTGCCCAGCGAATGGACCCCTTGAAGTTCAAACCACGCCCTTCGTGAAGTCCACGTCTGCGGCACCCGCCACCGTGTCCATGCGCTGCATGGTGGCCTCGCCCGTGGTGCCGAAAATCCCCTGGATGTACTCAGCGCTCGTCCCCGTGGTCAGCAGCCCCTCCGCGGCAACGCTGGCGTGGTAAGTCACGCTGTTGAGGTAGCAGCTCCACCTCTCATCGGCGCCTACGTCAACCGTCACCCAGCCACCTGGGCGCAGGAACGGGTTGGGACGCAACGTGAGCGACCCGACGCCCTTCAGGTGACTGTTTTGGAGCGCGTGCGCGGCGTACTCCACTACGGCGTCGATGGACGCCTGAAGGCTCTGCCCCGCGGCTTCTTCCCCCGCGCTGGGGAAGAACGGCCACGAGGCTTCAAAGAACCGGAGCCCGTGCCGTTCCGCGTCTTCAGCGTCGATGATCGGGGTCCCCAGAAGCCCGTACGCGCCCATTTGCGATTGCGGTTGTAGGTAGGTCTCTGCATAGAACCCGTTTTTGCGGTCGCTGTCCGACCAGCGCACGGTCCAGTTTTCAACGTCCGACTGGTCAAGGTGCTGCGCGAAGCCGCTGGGCGTCTTCCCGAACAGTCCCGCAACAACAACCCCTTCCCCCCACACCGCCTTGTCTACGTGCAGCGGTGCCATCCGGTACACGAGGGGCACGCGGACGCCCAGCACCTCCTCCAGCGCTGTAGAAGCGCCTCCGACCGAAGCCCCCGCCCCTGCGCCCCCCAGGAAGGGGTAGTTTCCGGGGAACAGCTCCACGAGCTGCGGGTCCGCCCCGAACGTCCCCTGGATCATGCTCCAGATCGTTCCGCGAGGTAGCATGTTGCCGAACGCCTGGATAGCGAGCCCCGGGACGGGGATGAAGCGGTCCACAAGCGCCGGAGGGGCCAGATCCTCGTTCCAAGCAACCGGGACAGCCTCGCCGAGCGTTTCGCCTCCCAGAGAGCGCGGAAGGGGCTGCTGGGCAAGCACACGGAACACCTTCGCCAGTAGCTCCCCGGGCTGGTTGGTATCGAATGCCTGCATCCACGCCTTCATCCGGGGCGCCCAGCTCTTGAACTGGTACACGGCGCCGGGAACGTCGGCCCCGCGCATCCCGGGGGCGAGGATCACACGCGCGTTGCCCAACATCTGTTCGTAGGTCTGCGCGGAAATGCTCACGGGTGTGGTCGTCACCCCGTGCGGGGCGCTCCCCGCGGCTACCTCGCGCCCCGTCGACACGGCGTCAATGCGCCCCCACCAATGCGTCTGGTGCGTCCCCGCATCACGAACCACCAGCCACGCCCCGGGGAGCACGGGCACCTTGCGCCCCATCCGTCCCCAGCTCTGCAACGGGATATGCAGCGTCGCCTGCGCCGTCCCCCCCGTCGTGCTGTTGGTGTACGAGAGGCTACCCACCCACCCGGTGATATCCTCGACCCCATCGTACGTGTGGATTTCAGCACGTAGGGGACTACGCCGCGCCGTCACGGGGCCAAGTACCGGGCGATACGCTCCATGATCTCAGTGAATTTTTGCCCCGCGGGACCACGCGTAACCGCCATCAGCGCCGCCTCCATGTCCTCTGCGATTCCGATCAACTGCACGCCCTGGGCTACATCCACCCCGTCCACCCGCCGTGCCGCCCGCCGTGCCTGTGCGCGACGAAGAGACATCAGGTCGCCCGGCTCCACGAGCGAAGGCGCCCAGGCTCTCGACGGCTCAGTCGGATCTGCCGCCAAGATGCCCCGAGCACTCCGCGCAGACTCGCCTTCGCCGTACAGCGCATATTTCGCTGCCCCGCCGAGCTGGTTCCGGTACGCCTGCCGCACCGCCTGGGGGCTCTGCCCCTGCTCGTCCAGCCGCGCCATGATCTGCTCGATGGACCCCCCGCCCTGAAACGCCTCGGCGAGCAACGCCGCCTGCCCCAGCCCCGCGAAGTTGGAGCCGAACGACTGCGCCGCGCTGGTGCCGTACCCCATCATGCGGGCAGTCGCACGAGCCGCCCCCGTGCCTCTGACCTCTGAGATTCCGGTCTTGTGGAGCCCCAAGGTGAACGCCGCCATTTTGTTGCTGTCGGCCATGCGCCCGCTACCTGCGCGGGCTCCAATAGCCCCCACCAAGGCGGAGAGCACCTCGTCGGCGCGGCTTCCTGAAATGTCCATCGACTCCGTAAGCCCGAGGGTCATCCGATCCAGTTCACCGAGCGCATTCAACCCCTTCAACGACCCGCCCCCAGCGCCGTAAGTAGCTGCCATACTGGAGATACTACCGGGGCTCATGCCGCTACGTTTTGCTGCAAACATCGTGTTGACCAAGGTGCGGGCTTTGGTGCCCCCCCACTGCCGCATCCCCACGGCGCTGGTCCCCTGGACCATCATCTGAAGCGCCTCTTGGGGGTCCGCGCCCCAGGTATCCGACATCACGTTGTAGTAGTTGCGGGGCACACCACCTCCGCCCATTCGCAACGCTTGCAACTCCCCTTCCTCTAGCCCCGCACGCTCGCCAATCGCGCCCATACGAGCGCCGTAGCTTGCCGCACCCAGCGCCATCCCCGCGCCGCTGAGCCCCCCAAGAGCCATGCCCGCCATGCCCAGGCGCTTGAAAAGGGGGGTGCCTTCGGCCTTGCCGATAGCCCCAGCGGCCTTCCCGGCGCCCCGCGCCGCGCCTGCCCCTACGGTGAGCATCCCGGCCGCCCCGGACGATGCCGTTGCAAGCGCCCCGACGGCGCCCACTGCACCGCCCTGCGCCTGCTGCATGGCCGCGTCGCGTACCAAGTGCTGCGGCGGGGGGGGCTCCGCGGGGGGCACCTTGGACGCCTCCCACTCCCGGCGCCGGATCGCACGCTCACGCTGTTCGTTCCAGCGCTCTTGTTCCCTGCTACCTCGACCCGTGTCTGGTCGCGCGGGTCCGTACTGCCCACCGCCGCCCCCGCCGCCGCCGCCCCCGCCGCTTCCGCCCCCAGGGAGCGTGGGGAGCGCTCCTGCCCCCGCGGAGCTGGTCGTTGAGCTGCCCGCGGGCGCCCCGTGGGGCAGTGCAGGGCGCGCGGAGCTGGTGGTGGTGCGCGAGCCTGCGGAGCTGGTCCCCTGGGACCCCTGGGGGCCGCCGTCGCCGATGCCAAGCCCGTCCGCTACGTTTGCCGCCTTGTTGAGCTTGGCCAACACCCGCTCGACCGCCGCCTCGGCGGACGCCGTGGTGATGTTGACCTCGATTTCGGTTGTATGCTTTTCGCTACTCACGGGCGGCTTCCTCCCACGCTTCGCGCTCCCACGCGTCCACGACCGGATCACCCGTGACCAGCCGGCCGGCGTCGTCGCGCGTCGGCCCGCTCAGTTTTGCCCAAGCATCGGGGTCGAGTGCCATCAGCACCCGCTCAAACTCAACAGCTCCGGCAAGCGCCGGATCAGGCGTCTGCGAGCGCCACCACCACCCGCGGAGGTTTCTCAGCCGCCCCACCCGATCCATCGTCTCGGAGAAAGTAGGCCAGGGCGTGGGCCTCCGCAGCCCCCGCCAATGCGAACAGCAGTTCGTCGTCTTCCTGCGCCGCAGCATCGAGCCAGTCAGGCGTCTTGCTGATGCACACCGCGAAGATCGCAAGCGACTGAAAGCGCGCCTGCGCCAGCGGGGAGAGCTGCGCCCAGGGGACACCTGCCAGGGTCGCCGCCAGTCGGTCGGCATGTGTGCGCTGTGCACCGTCGGGTGCCCGCAGCACCACGGCTGCGCGCTTCTCGTGGTACGCGATGTTTGCGACGCGCTCGCGCGGTACCAGAGGGGCGTCGTCTTCGTGCGCAGGGTCGGTAGCGCGCGCCGCTGCGCGCAGGTCCAAGGTATCAGCAGCCCCCACAGCGCCCCCTTACTGCTCGTCTTCGTCCATGAGTCGGATCGCCTGGAAAGACACGTTCTCGTTGAGGATGCCCGCGGCATCGACCGACCAGCTTCGCTGCTCGCAGACGCAGCCGGTGATCTTCTCGATGGGCTCATCTTCCAGGTCGTCGTAGAGGATCGCAGTCAGGGGCGGGAAGTTCAGGATGTTGGTGGTCGAACCACGCGCCATCGCTCTGAGCGCCTTCAGCGAGCCGCGCTTGATGCGCACGTGCGCCGCGTTGAAGCTGGCCACACGCCGCACGGCCACAATCTCCTTTGAGTACGCATCCCCCATCGCGTCCACGCGCTGGAGCATCTGCGTCTCGGTGCCGGAGACGTTGACCGCGAAGCCTACTTCTTCGTCGTTCAGGAACAGCTTCGCCCTGGAGCCGCTGATTGCACGAGTCGCCATCTACATCACCCCGGGATCCGCACCGCGGACAACGCGATGTCGAAGAAGTTGGTGGGCTCGACGGGCGCGATTTCGCCCGTCAGGCGGAAGCGGTCGCCCAGGTCTTCCACGTCCACGTTCTGGTGCGCCTTGATCCACCCCAGCTTGACCTGCTCGTCCAGCCGGTCGAGCGATGCGGACAACACCTTGCCGCGCGTCCCGGCCACCCCGGGGTTACCGACCTTCCCGATCAGCTTGCTGCGCAGGTCGCGCACGCAGGTTTGGACGGATTCCCAGGCGCTCGTCTCGGACAGAATCGGGTTGTCATCCGTCCGGTAGGTCGTAACCGACCGCTCGATGCGCCAGCCCAGCGTGTCCTGCGTGAGCATACAGACGCCCTGGGCGATCATCTCGTCAGCGTCCAGGTTGGGCGACCACGTCTGGAAGGCGTCGCGGATACGCGGGCGGTTGTGCGTCAGGGGCCACGCGACGGGGGAGCCCGCCTGCATACACGCGCAGATCAGCGCGAAATACGACGGCTCCAGCGTCGGCGTCGAACCGTTGGGGTGGTCAACCTCGATCTGGTCGAAGACGGCGGACACGTAGCGCGTGTTGAGCGCCGCTGTCTCCGTGTTCACCTGGGCCTTCGTCTGCGAGCCGACCCCGCCGACCCAACAATTTCGCTCGTAGCCCTGAAGCGCCGCGTCGTTGCAGTGCTTGGCCAGCAGCGCGTGCACCGCGGTGTCCGTGGACAGCACGATCACGATCTGGATGTTCTTGTCGAGGATGGCGTCCAGCGCCGCCTGCCAGGGAGCCGTGCCCACGGGAGCGGTGTCGGAGCCGCCGCCGAAGTTGCCCTTGAGCTGCACGCCCAGGTCCATCGCCTCGCAGCTCGCGCCGCGCGCCGCCTCTACGAGCTGTGACGCCGCGAGCCCCCGCACGATCAGCGCCGAGTCTGCGCGTACCTCGTAGGACGCCAGCACGCTGACCTCGCCAGCGGTGCAGTCCGCGTCGGCCGCGTCGAGCGATCCGGCCTGGGGGTCGTCGGTCGTGACCGTGACGCCGCCCAGGTTCCCCATCTCGGTCAGCACGCCGGACAGCTTTCGGCCGGTGTTGCTGATGATCTTGCCGCTGTTGCAGCCCACGGTGACGTTCGGGTTCGCCGCGCCCCCGTCCAGCAAGCTGGCCACCTTGGTGATGGACCCGAAGCTGGCGGTCGTGGTCTTTGTCAGCGGATCACCGTCGGTGAACGCCAGCGCTTCGTTCTGAGCGGCCCCCGCCAAGTCCGTCCCCGTGGTGGTGACCGTGAGGGTCATCCCCATTGCGGGAAGCTGGTCGATGGTCACGGTCACGACGCCTTCGGTCGGCGCGTGGTCCCAATCCGTCGCCTCTGCGATGGGGTGCACCGCGCCCAGGTTGCGCGTCCACTCGTACCGGAGCTGTGAAGGCGTGCGCTCGACCACGGCCGTGGTCAACACGCCGCCGTCGTAGATGATCGTCCCCATCTTGGGGATCGTCATCACGAACTCCTCGCTGATGCCGTCGCGCACGAACTGGAACGTGTGCACGTCCGCGGCCTTGAGCAGATCGTAGTTGACCCGGTTACCGGCCTTGCCCCACACCTTGCTCTTGATCGTCATCGCCACGGCCGCGCCCACGTCGTCCACGTTGACGAACGCCTGGGTGGGGTCGTTGGCGGACACGATGGTCAGGGTGTTGGCGCCGCCCGGGATCGCGTCGTCCGCGGCGGGGTTGAACGCGAGTGACGCCAACAGCGCCAGCTCGTCGTCGGCGGGGTCGTAGCCTGTAAACCCGCGCTGTCCATTGAACGACAGCGGGGTGGCCTTCTTGAAGCCGGGCAGATCCGCCACCAGTGCGACGTTGCCGGTGGCCGTGCCCTTCCCCCCCAACGCCGACACGTCCACGTTGCCGTAGACACCGGGGCGGTAGATGGTGCGACCGTTGAGCTTGAAGCTGCTGGGCATTCGCTACACTCCGTGTACGCGGTGAGAGTACCTCAATCGTTGTCCGGGGTCACGCCGCCCGGGGTGCCTGCCCCCGTCGCGGGTGCGGGGTCTCCTGGGGCTTCTACCACGTCATCGAGCTGGACGAACCACGGCTTGCTCGTGAGTGCGCCGGTTGGCGGATCCAGCACAACCACGCTGCTCTGCGCGGAGTAGCGCAGCCGAATGACCGACACGCCCAGTTCCTCGGCGACCAGCATCTCGTCTAGAGACAGCTCGCCCATCCCCTCGTAGCGCAGATCCTCGTAGTCCGAGCGTTGAAAGCTAGGAACCGCTCGGAGCAGCACCGCGCGCACGATCACTGCCAGCGCGCGCAGCGTCTCGTCGCGCTTGGACATGATGGTGACTTCGGTCGTCTGCCGGACGCCAAAGCCCAGCTCATGCTGGGGGGTGCTGGTCGTCCCCAGCCGGTTGCTCATCGCGCGGTTCTCGACGCTCTCCCCGGTCAGCTCGATCGTCACCAGCGGCAACCCCTCGGGGGTCCCGGGCGCGAACGCGGAGCGAACCGCAGGGGGTTCATCGACCAGCAGCGTGTGCCAGCGCAACGTCACGGCGTCCCCCAACGTGGGGAACAGCCCGCGGAAGGCCACCAACGAGTCGCGGTAGACCGTCCACCCGTTCAGGACCGCGTGGACCATGTGCATGTCCAGCAGCACCTAGAACACCTCGCGGATCAGGTCGGGGAGCTTCCCGCGGACGCGGCGCGCGATGTGCCGGGCCTTTCCCCCGCTCGACAGCCACGCCAGCGGGTGCCGGTTGGCCCAGCTCGCCCGGCGCCACACCTTGTAGCCGCTCGTCTGCCACTTGCCCCCGCTGTACGTACTCGCCTCGCGCACCAGCCCGGCCAGGGGGTCGGACACGTGGTGTGCGCGCATCTTCGGCGCCATGCCGGCACCCAGCCGCCCGCCGCCTTGCAGCAGCTTCTTCGTCGCGGGGTCCGTGACTCGTGCGCCCAGCTTCCGAGCCGCCGCCAGCGCCCGCCGCCCTCCGAGCCGCTCGATTTCGAGCGGTCCCGGGGTCTCTGACGTGGCGCCGCGCCGCGTGAACGGCACGTTCATATAGGGGCCGTTCTTGCCCCACCGGAGAGCGGAGCGCCTGCCGTCCGTTGGTGCACGCAGCAGGAACTTCCGCACGTCGTAGGATCCCTGCGTACCGATGCCGCCCGGCCCCATGCCGAACTCCACGATCCGCGCCTGGGTGGCCACCTTGCCCTCCACGCCCGGCCCGGGGAGCGCCACCACCAGACGATCCGCGGTCACCTCACGGATGCCGATGCTCTTGAGGTAGGAGCCGGCCGTGCGCCGGAGCTGCCCGCGCGCCTCCGCCGCCCACTCAGCCGCAATGACCTGGGCAAGCGCCTGCATCTTCTCGCGCGTTGCGCCCTTCAGCAGATCCTCGAACGTCATCCGGTCACCTTCCCAGGCACCAGAAACTCCAGCGCGCACATGGCGTTGATCGGAAGCGACTCGAACGTCACCGTGGGCAGCTTCGTCTTGATCAGCGTATCGCGAAACGGGTGTGGTAGGTCCGTCACCAGATAAACGGGCCGCCCGTAGTAGCTGATCGACCAGCGCGCGCCGACCGCGGGCGGGTTGATCCAGTCCACGAGCCCGTTGTCCACCGTGAAGTCGACCCCCACGGTCTTCTCACCGCCCGCCTGGGCGATGCCCGCGGCGTCGGTCACGTACAGGTCCATGACGTTGTGCGTGGCGTCGCCCCCTGCGAGCTTCAGCGTACGCGTGTGGATGGGGTAGCGCGTGCTGCTGGGGTCCTCGCCCCCGTACACGTGCGTCTCCCGGTAGAGCTGCACGGGCGCCTCGGTCTCGGGTAGGTCGGGGTCGTCGCGCAGCGTCAGCCGGTCGCCCAGGTTCAGCCGGTGCTCAGCGTTGACCGTGAGGCTGATCATGCCCCGGGCCATCTCCCCATACGAGCGGAAGCGCTCGGGGTTCTGCGCCGCGCTCGTAACCACTCCTCGGATGTTCTGCGTGCTGTGATAGCGGTACCCCCGCCCGCCGCACGTCGGGCAGTCCACGCGAGCTTGCCGGGTGCTCCCCACGTTGCCGCCCATGCCGGCGTCCAGCGCCAGCCCCATGTCGACCGTCCGCCGCTCGCAGGGGCACTCCGTCGCGTGCTCCCACGACAGGTGCAGCCCCTTCTGCGCGATCATCTTGCGGAAGTGCTTCCCCAGCATGTCGGCGCGGGGCACCAGCTTGACGGGGAAGAATGAGGGAAGGACCGGCATCAGATCATCGCAGTGCTGGGCATCCGGTACCGCGCGCGCAGCGCTGGCAGCAGCGCGTCGGCTTGCTTCCGCAGCTCCAAGATCCGAGCGCCGTAACCGCTGTTCGTAGCGCTGGCCGTGGTGTTGATGTTCTGCGACAGCCCGTCCATCGACGTACTGATCGACGCGATGCCGGCGCCCACGATCAGGTCACCCGCGACCGCCAGCGGCATCATCGCGGCGATGATCAAGACCAGTTGCTTGATGTCGTCGGGGATGCTGTCCGCCGTGAACGTCACGGTGGCCGCCGCCCCCGCGGGGGCCGTGGACACCTCGACGGTGAACGCCTTCAGCGAGCGCTTCTTGAGCCGGAGCCCCGCGGCCCCCTGCGCGTCCGTCAGCGCCAGATCCACACGGTAGCGGTCGGTCATGGGCGTGTCGGCCGGAAACGTGAACGTGGCCTCCGTCGCCCCGTCGGGGATCGACAACGTCCCCGTGAAGCACGTGAAGCCGCATTCGTAGTCGAACGCGAAGTACCCCGGGATGTAGTCGTTGGTCTGGAGCACGTCCCCGGCGATCATCGGGATGCCGGCACGGATGATGTAACTACCGAGCGCCTCTTCGCTGGGCATGATGTGGAGCTGCCCGTACATGGGCGCGATGAGCTGGATCCAGCTCAGCGGAAACTCGACAGCCGGGAACGACCCGTAGCGAAGCCGCATCCCCGTGATCTTGCGCACGGGGCGGTCGTCCATCCGAAAAGGCCACCACGCCGCTCGGTCGGGCGCGTAGATGTCGTGCCGTTCCTCCTCGACCGTGAACTGGTCGAGGGTCAGCCCCAGCTCGTTTTGAACCGTCGCGATGGCGTGGTCGATTGCCTGGGCGAATTGAGCATCGGGGTAGGCGGTCCCGTCGTCCAGCGTCAGGTCCACGCCGAGTAGCGTGGTGTCCTTGAGACGCTGGGTCGTCAGAATTTCTGTGACCCTGCACTCAGGCACGGGAGCCCCCCGGGGTAGGTAGGTGGACGCGTAGAACGCGCCCGGGGGTTACTTGACGCGGCCCCCGGAGACGCTCCACATCACGTCGACCTTCGCGGGCGCGGCGGCAACGGGCACAGCGGCACCTAGAACGCTCACCAGCTTGATCTTGAAGCTGGCGCCGTCGATCACCTCGACGCACACGTGACCGGGGCTGCCGGTCATCGACGCCGCAAGGCCCGCATCGTCCACGAGGGTCGCCTGGGGGTAGTAGTCGCCATCGAGCATTTCGACGGGCAAGGTCACCGTGACCTCGCTCGCCGCTGCGACGATGGTGGCCTTGCCGGCGTTGCGGAGCCGGCGACCCAGGCCCAGCGCCTTTAGGTTGTGGTTGGCCGCCTCGTTGCGCTCTACGAGCGCGTTCAGGGTGAGTCCCATCGGTCAGCTCCTCTGCCAGCCCTTACAGGCCCGCCGTGTTGACGCCGCAGTTCTTGAGCACCCAGGTCTTGGTCGGAACCTTGATGATGGGCGCACCGAACAGCATCAGGAGGAAGGGCTTGGTGGTCTCCACCTCGGCCAGCGGGCGCCGCAGGAAGTCGAGGAGCTTCACCCACTCGATGATCCCCGGATCGTGCTTGACCGCGAGGATCTTGGACGTGCCGGGCTTCTCCGCGTTGTAGTCCTCGAACGCCGTATCCATACCCGCGGTGTACGCCAGCTCGGTGAGGAGCTGGGCGGTCTTGTAGCCCCCGTCCTTGGCCGATCGAAAGATCCGGTAGTAGGCGGGGGCGTTGGTGAGTCCGTCGCCCTTGATGGTGAACGTCACCTTGTCGCCTGCGACCACGGCCACCGCGGCGGCGCCAGCGAAGAAGACGGCACTTACGCCCTTCGCCCCGACTGCCTCGATGTAATACTCGTAGTCGCCCGCGTCGGCCGCGGTGAACTTCGACGCGCCGTCTGGGGGGGATGCCGGACCTGCGTCCAGTTGCGGGGTGTCGGGGATCACGTCGCCGATGCCCGCGACACGGATCGCCTGCTTGTCCACGTTCATCGGGACGGGCCACTTGTTGTACAGGAACGGCGCGTTGCGGATCGGCACCGGCCCGTACGGGGACATGATGCACAGCTCCTTGGCGCCCCAGGTCAGCTTGGTGCTGTCCTGAATGCTGAGCTGGTCGTGACGCCCGTGCGCCTGCGCTTGCCGGATCAGCTCTTGGTGGATGCGCGGCTCGACGTAGATGCAGTCCGCGATCCCGTAGTTGGGTGCGGCGTACAGCTCGCCCAGCATCTCGCCCAGCAGGTCGGGGGTCGGCGCGGCGCCGTCCATGTCGGTGACGTTCTGTGACGCGCCGTCTTCGATCTGCTTGAAGATGCCGTCGAAGGCCAGCGGGTTGATGTCGCTGTCCGCGTGGAACAACGCGCGCTCAGTGCGCTGGAGCAGCCGGATGGTGCCCTTCTCGGTCTCCTCGGCCAGCGCGTTCTTGTTGACCCCGATCAGGCCCACCATGCTGGCCACGTCGGTGATCTCGCGCCGCTCGGCAAGGTACTTGATCTTGAGGCTCTTCCGCTCGTATTCAGAACGGTTCGTCGCCGGGACAGAACCTTCCGCGAAGAACGGATCCAAGTCCGCGCCGTGTTCGTTGACCACCGCGTACTCGTGGAGGGTCTGCGTCACGTCCCGCTTAGGGATGTCACGCCACAGCGAAAGGTGTTGCATCGTGTACGTGGCCGAAGCCAGCACTGATTCGATGCTCTGCGGCACGAGCGGGGAGAACGTCCCTGCGTCGGCGCCCGTGGTCCCCGCTGCGGTTTGGTAGCCCACACTCGCCGCCTTACGCAGCGCGTTGTTGAGCTTGACCAGATCCGCGACGGGCATGTCCTGGTTCATATTCGGGAACTGCACTCTGGAATCTCCTTATTCAGTCAGCGCGGGGCGACCCGACGCGTGTCAGGCGCTCAACCCAAACTCCTGGGCCACCGCGTGCGCAGCGAAGCCGGAGTTAAGGCGCGAAATCGCCGTCGAAAGCTCCCGCTTGCGGGGCTCGTCGGCGCTCTGAAGCTCGGTCAGCGCCTTGTTGATCAGGTCGCCCGCCTCCGGGGCGCCTCCAAGGACGCGCTCGGACGGCGTGGGGACGGGCGTGGCCCCGGAGAGCCCACGGGGCTCCTGGGGGACGGAGAGCGCCTTGGCGATGCGCTCGTCCTGCTCCTCGCGATCCTGCCGAAGCTCGCGGACCTCTTCGATCAGCGAACGCAGTTCGGCGCGCTCGTCGCGGGACGTGTTGATGAGCGCCACCATCCCTTTGGCCAGCGCGTCGTTCTGCGCGCGGAATTCGGCCAGGATCAGGTCGGAGCCCTTCGTAACGGCGTCCACCAGATCGGCGGCTTCGTCCAGGCTCTTGGCCAGATCCTCGTCGCGTCCGGCGTGCTCGCGGTCGAACGCGGCACGCAGGTCGCCCAGGCTCTTGCCCAGCGCGTCGTTCTCGGGGGTGGTCGGCTCCAGCTCGGCCAGCGCCTTGCTGATTGTCTCTTCGTCGGCCCCCGCGGTACGGAGCGCCGCGATGATCTGGTCTCGCGTCTGCATCTTCGTCGTCTCCTCGGGGGGGTCACCCCACGTCGGTATTCTCACCGGGTCGCGATCCGCGGTCAAGGCAAGTGAAGCACTCGCCGTGCCACAGCGTCACATTCATCATCAGTCAGGCGGGGAAACTGACCCAACAGCTCCCGCTTGAACGTGGACAGCGCCACGCTGCCCTCCAAGCTCTGAGGCACGAGCGGGGAGAAACCGCCGTCCATGCCTGCTGCGGTCTGGTAGCCCACACTCAGCGCCTTGCGCAAGGTCATACGCGCGTCGGGATTCACGGGGTGCTCGCACACGCTCACGTTCATCACCCGGGCGCGGCGGACGTTCGTGGGGTTCCCCTGCTCGCGCTCCAACACCTTGCCCTCGACGCTGAAGCCGTAGCTGCGCCGGGCACCGCTTTTGCGCATCGCAACGGCGGTCTGGTAGACCTCGCGCGCCTTGGGCTGGTGCAGGTACAGCACGCCTTCCATCAGCGTTCGGCCGCCCTTGCGAATCACCGCGGTCGGCTCGCCCAGGATCAGCGCCGTGTGGTTGTAGTTCAAGAGCCCGTGAGCCTCGAAGTACGACCAATCCACGCCGTCTTGGTCCAGCGTCTCGCCCTGAAAGTCTACGGTGTCGGAGCTGATCACGCCGCCGATCTTCCCCAGCGCCACCTCACCAAACCCGCCGTTGGGGTTGTCGGCCTTGACCAGCAGGGGGGACCAGAAGCGGAAGTCGCCCAGGTCGTCGGGGGTGTCGTAGCTCATGCCGCGGTCTCCTCGCGTCGGATCCTACCATCAGCGGTGACTGTTCGCCCAGGCGGTACAATCCGCGTGTCACAGCGGCAGTTTGGATGCACCGGCCACGCCGTCGGGAGCCACGCAGCTGCCTTGCGCCCCACGTTGGTCCCGTTCTCCAATAGTTCGCGAACCTCGAACACTCGCGGCTTGCCCTCGGCGTCTCGAAACAACCGCAGACAGTGCTCACACGCGCCCGACTCGGTGATGCGTGCCACGCGGCCCGCCTCGCCGTGCGCGTCGATCGCCGCCTCCACCATGCCCAGGTTGTGGGCGCCTTGCAGCTCAGTGGACGCGATCCGCCGCCAGTTGTGCGAATAGAACCCCGTCGCTTCAGCCAGATCCCGGGCCAGCTTCTCCTGGTCGCGGTGGGTCGCGATGGCCTCGGCCACGTGCTCCCGAATCACCTGCTGCATCTGCGCGCGCTGCGGTGCGTTCGCTTCCTGCTCGATCTGCTCGCCCGTCCAGGTCTCCGCCTTCGTGCTCAAGTCCGCAGCGTAGACGTTGCCCAGCCCACGCGCATACGACCCGGCACGGAGCAGCGCCTCACGGTGGCTGGCGCGCTCCTGGGGCGTCATCCACCCAGGCGCCTTGGGCTCAACCGCGCCGGCTTCCAGGTCGGGGGGCTCGGGACGCGCCGCGGTCACGTGCGCGCGCGCCTCGGCGGGGCGAACGTCTTCCGCCCGCGCGCTCTCCAGCTCGCGGATCACGTGTGGCTCCCAATCGGAGAAACCCCACGTCCGCGCCGCCACCGCGTCGTCGTCGCCCAGCTTGGCGTACGCCCGCGAGACCAGCCGCATGTACTCGTAGGGGTTCAAGTGCTCGTCCCCCACAGCCACGTGCACGCGGCCGATGGCGTGCGGGTCGAGCGCGCCGGACGCCAGCAGCTCCTCGATGCGCTCGGGGGGGACGGTGCTTGCGTCCCGCCCCAGCAGCGCCACCAGAAACGCCTCGTGATGCTCGCGGATCAGGTCCGCCACGACGCGGGACAACGTGTCATCAGCCACGGTCGACCGCTTCCCGTAGCCGCTTCTCCAAGCGCGCGGCCATCGCGTCGTACGCGCCCCCCATCCGGTCGGCGAGCATCTGCACCACGTCCAGCTCGCCCCCGCGCGGTGGGAGCGCCTTTCGCAGCTCCCCCGCCTCGTACACGTCGGTCAGCGCCCGCTCAGCGTCGAGAAGTGCATCCAGACGCCCCGCCAGCGCAGCAGCGGCTTCGGGGTGCCCCAGGTCGCGCAGCGCTGCATGGAGCCCCGCCTCGGCCTTCTGCATGACCCCCAGCGGTCCCAGCTCCTCCAACTCCCCGGGGTAGCTCTCACTCAGTCCCACCCGCATCAGAACAACCCGCCCTGCGACGCTGCCGCGTCCGCCTCTTCCTTCTCCGAAGCCGCGTCCGCTTCCTCGGCCTTCTTGGTCGCCGCCGCTGCTGCTGCTTTGTTCTCCGCGGTCGGGCTCGCGTGCGCCTTCTGGTGCGCCTTCTCCGCCGCGGTGTGCGCGTCCTGGGCCGCTTCCTTCGTGCTCGTCCACGCGTGCCCGGGGTACTTGCCGGGCATGTTCTCCGCCGCGATGTCGTGCTCCTCGGCCTTGGCCGCGTGATCGACCGCGGGCGCCTCGGGCTCAACCTTCGGCGCGGGCGCTTCTTTGGCACCGGGCTCGACCGCCACGCGCACACGGGCGTCTTTATCTCCCCGCAAAACAGCCGCCGCAAGCCGGTGGTGCCCGTCCTGAATAATGTGCTTCCCGTCCGCTGTACGAATAACCACGGGTAGCTCGCTTGTCGGTGTGGTCGCGTCGGGGGCCTTCGCGTGCTTCTCTACCCCGACCTCTGTGATCTCGGTCTGTGAGCCCTGAAGGTCCGCCAGCTTCACGCTTTCGACCTTCGCGGAGCTGATCAGCTTGCTTGAAATAGCGGGCTTGTCCCCTTTGGGGAACGGGCTTTGTCGAAAAACAACCGTCGTCCCATCGTCCCACGGGTCGTCTCTCACGTGGGGCAGGTCAGACAGTTTTCGCGGCCCTTCCTTCTGGGCCTCGCGCTCCGCCTTCGCCTTGGCCTTCTTCTTGGCCTCTGCTTTGGTCTCCTCCACGTGCTTCTCACGCGCGGCCTTGGCCTTCTCCTGCGCCGCCTCTTCGTCCTCCGCCCGGCCGAACGCTTCTCCGAACACGTCGTCGGGGGTCTTCTTCTCGTAGAAGCCCAGCCCCTCGCCGCCACCCGCCTCTTGATGCCCCGCCGCCTCCGCGTACTTGCGGAACACGGCGGCCATCTGCCGCGGGCCGGCTTGCGTGAACAGGGTGTTCAGGATCGCCATGCTGCGCGGGTTCTTGAACACCTCGTGACCCTCAAAGAGCCCTCCGCCGAGTCGCTTCCACGACTCCAGCACCGCCGCTGCTTCCTTCTTGCTCTTCGGGATGCCGAACTCAGGCCGGTTCTTGATGTCGGTGTACGCCTCCAGCGCGTGCTTCAGCTCACTACGGATGTTGTACGCCGCCCCTGCCCCTTCCGCCTGCACCATGTACGGCACGGCACGCGCGAGCGCCCCAACAAGCGGCTGGGGCAGGTCCACCAGCAGGTCCGCGTCGCCGACGACCTTCCCCACCAGCACGTTCTCCACGAGCTGCCGGCCGTTCTCGTTGAGCCGCCCGTTTTTGCGAATGTACGCGTTCTGGTTCTGGGCGCTGATCACGCCCGCGCGCTTGAGCTGGTTCACGAACCCGTCAGATGCCTTCGCCCCCAGGAACGCCGCCAGCGTCTTGTCCGGCCCCATGTCGGTGGCCAGCGCCTCCAGCGCCTTGTCGTCCAGCCGCGCCGCCTGCGCGACCGCCATCGTGCGCGGATCCATCGCCTGCATGAACGTCTCGTTGAGCTGGCGCACCAGAAGCCGCTTGTGGTCGTCGTCGTGGGGCTGGACCTTCCGCACGAGGATCGGCTGGGCCATCGCCTCCACGTCGCCGGGCTTGAACCCGAACTGTCGCGCCTGTCCCTTCAGGTACCCCTTCAGGTCCGCCGCCTGGGCGCCTCCCATCCGGTAAACGCGCTGCATGGACATGGTGCGCGAGTTGCCCCCCAACACCACCCCGTTTTCGTCCACGATGGGGGCGCCGTTGGTCGCGTCCGGGTTGGTGTTGATCACCAGATCCGGCTTCAGGTCTTCGGCGTTCTTGATCACCTTCGCCCGCTCGGCCTTGTCGCGGTGATACGCGCGCTCGTTGCCGATGTCGTGCGCCTCGTTCTGCGCGAACGTCACGGGGTCGTGGCTCGCAGTCAGTTCGGCCGCGTCGACCAGCGCGTACTCCGCGGTCATGGGCTCGGGGGAACCGAATTCGCCCGCGACGTACACCGTGGTCTGCGCGCCCTTCGCCGTCGGCTCCGTGCGCGGAGCCACGGACTGAAGGCTGCCCAGCAGCACACGAAGCTGCTGCATGGCCGGATCCGACGCCAGCCCCGGGAACGCTTGAGCCATCACAGAGAGCTGGCCGATCATGTGCGCCGCGCGCACTTTTGCCAGCGCCTCAGCGGACATCTTCGTGTCCAGCGCCAGCGCGCCCTGCTCCTCCTTCTTCTCCCCCGGGGTTAGCTGGAGCTTCAGCACCGCGCGAATGTGGTGCATCTCCGCCGTCGCGCGGTTGACCACGCGGTCCATCGCCGTCGCCGTGCGCGGCAACGCGATGGCCGCCGCAACATGCTTCTGGTCGACCAGCTCCGCGCCGTCGGCCTTCGCCAAGTTCTCCGCGGCCTTGCTCAGCCTCCGGTAGTGCCGAACGGTCCACGCCGTCTCGCGGTTGAGCATCGACCCCAGGAGCGTTTGCCGGGCGCCGCCCGTCCACCCCTTGCGCTCCAGCACGTGCGAGATAGCGCGGTGCGCATCCTCGGGACTGACGCCCGCGCGCGAAAACGCCTTCTCCAGCTTCGCGTGCACGTCGGGCAGCCGGGTTTTCAGGTCCGCCATGCGCTCGGCGTCGGTCTCGCCCTTCAGCTCGTTGAACAGCTCCGCGGGAACGTGCTTGAGCACCGCGCCCGCGTACTGCCGCGCGCGCTTCTCTGCCCACTCGTAGAAGCGCGAGCCGTAATGCTCGTGCAGCATGTGGGACCACTCGTCGTGCGAGACTGTGCGCTTGCCCTTCTCGTCTTCGATCTCAATACCGTGCGCATGGACCTTGTGGACCCGGGTCAGCTTGTCGCCCAGCCGCACGTCCTCGCCCTCGGTCGCCGACCGCGCCGCGCTGCTTTCCGCGTAGTAGTAGCGGTAGCCGCCCCCGGGCTTGGGCACGCGCCGAATGTACTTCGCGCCCTGCCGCCTCTCGCCCTTCGCGGCCTTCGCCAGCGCGTCCAGCACCATGTAGGAGAACGGCCCCGCCTTCTTCACAGGCTCCAGTTCTCCCGACAAAAGCGCTGCATGGGTTTTCGCCACCATACGCAGCACACGCTTCTTGTTCTCGGGGGTATAGTGCTCTTTCACCTCACCCCAGGAGGGGCTCTCCCACTCAAGCAGTTGCGCGGGCGTCATCGGCGGCGGGTTGTCTGGGTCGTCCGCGTGGTTTTTTGCATCCTCGACCAGCGCGCCCCCCACACCCGGGTCCAACAACTCCCGCTGAATCTGCTGCATCTTCGCTGTGACTTCATGCGGTTGGTTGAAGTAGTTGGCCGACCCGTCGCTATGGTCCCTCGCCCTCAGACGCTCGGCGCCCTTACTGTCCCCTGAGAAATGAGCACGTGCGCGTCGCTCTGCGCGTTTCTGGAGCCCTACGTCGGCCGCGTGTGTCAGCTCGTGCGCAAGAACGGAACGCACCGCCTCCTTGGCTGTATCAATCTTCCCCGCCAGCTTTCGCATACTGATGTGCACAACGACCTTGTGCATCCCCCCCTGCCCCGTGGTCCGGTAATGGTGGATGCCCTTCACGCCTCGCGGATCGCCCGTGCTCGCCTCTACAACGATCTGTGCCACCGCGCGACGCTTTGCCCCGTCCGCCTGGGTGTACTCGATCATGGACGACCGGGATTGTCCCGGCATCGCTCGCAAGTCAGAAAACCACCCGTCCACAGTCTCACGGACAAGGGCCGCGTCCACCCGCAACACCCCGCCGCTGGGCTTCCACGGGACCGTGTGCTGGGCGTTCGCCCACTTGCCGCCGCGGGGGCCGATGAAAGGGCCTCCCTGCGCCTTGCACAGCGCTCGGACCACCATCGACTTGAACAGCCCCGGCTGCGTGTTGTCCACCACCAGCTCCAGCTTCTTCTTCGGCCTCGCCGCCTGCACACGCTGGGGGCCGTGCTCGGGCGCTCCCCCTCGCCGACCGACCAGCGTCCGCCCCACGGCGTCCGTGCGCACGTGATACCCCGCAGCCTTCAGCTTCTCCACCACCTTGGCGTGCTGGCGGGCCTCGTGCTTCTTCAGAGCCTCGTGCTCCCCCCCCGGGAGCTGGATGCGCCCCGTGTGGTCCCGGTGGTGTGACTCGACGTGCCGCACCTCGACCTGCTGCCGGGAGTGCTGGCGCGTGTGGACCCCGCTCTCTCCGTGACCGCCCGGTTCCGCATGGCTCCCCGCTCGGTGCCCGTGCGATTGGAGGAACGCCATCACCTCCCCCTCACGCAGTCGTTGCAGGGGCTTCTTTCGCTTGGTGCCCTCGTCGTCCGCGCCCAGCAGGCTGGTCTGCCTCCGGTCGCGCCCCTCGGAGCTATGCCACGGGACGGTGTGCTGGGCGTCTGCCCACTTCCCGCCCCGGGGGCCGATGAAGGGTCCGCTGCTCACGCAGCGGGGCCGACGATGTTGGACACGTCGTGCTTGAGCCAGTTGGGCACCAGCCCGTTGTCCGCCTTGATGTGGTCGTAGAGGCGCCGGCACAACCGCGCGCGCTCCACGGGCTCCGGCTCCGCGGGGTTCATCCCGCCGACGGGGCAGAGCATCCGAAGCAGCTCCGTAGCCTCTTGGGGGGTCAGATCTGTGTCCATGTCAATCCTCCTCGGGAAGCTCCATGCCCAGCTCCTCACGAAGCGCGTCGGTCAGCTCTTCGCTGCCGAAGTTCGCGGGGTCGATGCCCAGCACCTTCGCGATTGATGCGGCGTCCAGCTTGGCCCCGCGGACAGTCTCCGCCACCGCCTTGTCCGCCGCCATCGTCTTGCCGGTCGCCTGCCCCGCCTCCATTAGCTTGCGACTGACCACCCGCTCCACCAGCGCCTCCGCGTCGGACCCCACGGGGCGCAGGATCGTGGTGACGTTCTGCTGCCCCTGCCGGTACACGCGCGCCGTGCTCTGCGTGAGTGCGTCGGGAGCCCACGGGGTCGACAGGTGCGCCACAAAATTGGCGCGTTTCTGCATGTTTGCGCCGGTCTGTAGGGACGCCGAGTTGCCCAGCACCACCTTCAGCTCGCCGCTGTTCAGCTTCTTCTGGATCTCCGCGCGCTTCTTGGGCGTCACGCCGCCTTTGTAGACGGCGATCTGGTCTTCACGGAACCCGCGCCGGACCAACGCCCGCTGCATCTCCGCGATTCCGTCGTTGAACGTGCAGAAGATCACGCCGCCCGTGCTGGGCTGCTGGCTCATGTGCTCTTGAAACGAATCGGCCACCAGCTTCGTCTTCGGCGACTCATACCCCGGGTTTGCCTCGCCCCAGGCGGGGGACAGCAACGACGGGCTGATCGCAAGCTGCTGAGCACGCATCAGCATTACCTGCGCGTCCGTATGCGCCCCCGACGCGGCCACCTGGGCAACGCTCCCCATGTCTCCGCGCTCAGCCGCCGCCAGCTTCTCCACGGCCGCCTCGTACTCCGGCCCGGGGTTCTCCCGGTTGCCGAGGATCTGGATCACGCGCTTCACCGCGACCCACTCGCCAAAGGCCGTCGTGACCTTCTCCTGAAAATCGGACAGGGGGATCGACGGGGACAGGTCGCGGCGCTTGGGCAAGATGATCTTGCTGTCCGGGTCGTTGGTGGTCCGCACGAACATCACGTGCGCGCTGTCCTCGTACAGCTTCGGCAACTGCTCGGGCCGGAGCCCCGCCACCTTGTCCGCCCCGAACGCCCGGTAACGGTAGCTGTACCGCTCCGAGAAATCGGCGTAGGTGTCGCCCAGGCTGCCGGGTGCCACGTGGTCCATGATGGTGTAAAAGTCCTGCATCCCGTTGGGCTTGGGCGTGCCGGTCATTCCGATCACCCGCCCCTCGGGCTCGGTGAACACGTCAAAGAAGCCACGGGCGCGGTTGCTGTTGGGGTTCTTGAACTTGTGCAGCTCGTCGGCAACGCGCAGCGTCCGCTTCCCCTTGGCCTCCATCATCGCCTGGAGACGCGCCTTGTTGGATTCGGGATTCTCGTACGCGAGCTTGACATCCCCCGCATCCAGCTGAATGCGCTTCACCTCGCCGGACAAGTGTCGGGCAGAGCAGACCGTCAGATCCCCCCGCCCACAGATCGAATCAGACGTACGCCTCCCGGCCTTCCACCCGCCCCGATCTTCGCGCGGTGCGGCCCACGTGCCGTCAGCCATCTTGCGCAGGTAGCCGTCGTACGTCTGCATAGTGGCCCCTTCGGGCGCTTCCTCTAAGATCGCGCGACGGGCCTCCGCCATAGCATTGCTGTAGCTCTTACCGCCGCTCTGTCGCCTTCGCTCCTCGTCATGCGCGTGCTTCTGGTAGCCCAGCGGATTGCCCAGGCTTATACGCATGTCATCCCACCCCGCCAGCTTGCGCGTATCAGGGAATATCGAGAAACCCTCCCCGTCCGTCCGTCGGTGGAGAAACGAAGTCTCCCAGGTCGCGCCTCGATAGCTCCCCTTCATCTTGAGGGTCACCTTGTTGGCGCCCTTGGGAACCTCGTCCAGCTCCTTCGCCTTCTTCATGTCGATGGCGATTGCGTCCGTGGTCACCACCAACACGTCCAGCTCGCCGCGCTCGAACTGCTGGACGACCCGCTCTTTCTGCTTCTTGGATCCGTTCGCGATGCCCACCCGCGCGTCGGACAGATCCCCGAAGTGCTCTTCCCAGCTCCCCATCGCGCTCACCGGGGCGCTTACGATCATCTGGTCGATTTCGCCGCGCTGCTTCAGCTCGTGGAACGCGCCCAGCGCGGTTAGGGTCTTGCCCAGCCCCATCTCCATCGCGAGGATGGAACGCGGCGCATGGTCCACGACGAAGTTGGCCGCCTTCTTCTGGTAGACGTGGAAGTCCCACGGCTTGCCGTGCTTGGGGTTGTCGGGGTCCCGGTCGTGCCACGGGATCGTGTGCTCTGCGTCTGCCCAGGTCGTGGCGTCTTCCCGCCAGTAGGGACCCCGCAGCGCCGACATCTTCTCCATGCCCTTCGGCACGGCGAACTCCGCCAGCTCATGGCGCGGATCCGCAGTCTTCGCCAGCGTGTTCTGCTTGTCCCGGTGGCAGTAGTTCGTCCAGAAGTGCTCGCGCTGCTCGTTGGTGATGTTGGTCCACCACGCCGTCAAATCGCGCTGCGTCTTCTCCCAGATCTTGACGTGCTTCTGCTCCCGCAGCTTCAGCCAGTCGATGCCCTGGACGTTGCTGTGCAGCACCGCCAGCCGCCGGTCGCGCTGCTGGTCGGACAGGCTGATCGGCTCGCCATGCCGGTCGGTCCCCGTCGCCGGACCCTGCACCGCGTCGTAGAACCCCGACTCGATCAGCCACGTGTCCGTGCAATCCTGGGACTGGATGTTGTCGTGCGCCCAAACGAGGTTGCCGCTGTAGTAATCCCGGTATTGCCGGGACGCACCCGCGCCCGCCAGCGCGCCCTCTTTCTGGACCAACCGGCCATCTTCGTCCCGTACGGGCTTCCCGTCCTCGTCTTCCACCGTGACAAGGCGCCGACGCACCAGCTTCTCGGGGATCAACCCCAGGAAATTCGGCGGTCGGTCGGGACTGACCTCGTGCTCCCCGATCTTGATCAGCGCGCCCAACGCCTCCGACGCCGGAACGCGGTCGCTGGGCATGAAGACGGGGGACTGCCCTTCGTACGCCTCAAGCGTCCGGTCCCATACGGGACGCACCCAAGCGCCTCGGAACATCCCCCCTTTGTGCCGAAACACCCCCTCCGGCTCATCGACACGCGTCCACGCGTCGCCGTCCTTCACCCACAGCCGGTAACGGGCCTTCTCGTCCAGCTCCCGGGGCAGCACCGCGTGCTGGGGCACCTCGTAGCCATACGCGAAGGACGCCAGCCGCAGCTCTTCGGCGAGCTGCGCTTCTTCCGCCGCCACACGGGCTTCGCGCTCCGCGCCTTCTTGCGCCGCGCGTTCCTTCAACCGCTCCTGCATCCGACGCGCCATGTCGTCGGCTTCAGTCTCCTGCTCGGTCCCCGGCTCCTCCGCGGGCTCCTCCGCGGGCTCCTCCGCGGGCTCCTCCTCCTCGCCCACCAGCTCCGCCTGCCCCTGGGGGCGCTCGCTCGGCTCCGCCGACCAGTCGGGGTGTAGTAGCTCCGCCTCGTGCTCCTCGGGCGCTGCCACGCCCTCCTCGGCCATCAGGTCCCACAGATCGAAGCCGTCGCCGTCGGGGTCGTCAAAATCGTCGTCTTCGTCTGCCCACAGCTCGTCAGGCTTGGCGTGCTCGGGCTCGGCCGCGGGCTCAACCACCACCGCGGGGGTCGGCTCCGTCGGCGCGGGTGTCTCCTCGGGCTCCTGCGTGACGCTGCTGTGCTCGCCCCCGAACACGGTGGCCTGCTCCGGGGGTGTCGTAGGCGCCACGGGCTCCGGGTGCGGTGTCGGAGTGGGCTCGGGCTCGGCTGCCGCCGCCCGGGGCTTCGGGTGCGGATCGCCGGGGTACCAGTAGTTTTTGCCGTCCGTCCAGCCGCCCTTACGGCTCCGGGGCGCGGGGTGGTAGCCGGGGGGCGGGTGGTGGTGTCCCCCGGGCTTCGGCTTCGGCTTCGGCTTCGGCTTCGCCGTCGCCTGTTGGACCACGTGGCTGAAGAGTCCGAGCTGGCTCACACCGCCTCCTGCTGATCGGGGCTACCGTGCTCCTCGTAGTCGAGTCCCGCGGCCCGCGCCATGATAGCCGCTGCGGTGCTTCCTGCGTAGGCTTCTGGGTAGGGGAGCGAGCCGCAGAAGAACGAGTCGTGCTCCGTGTCGAGCTGCACCACCGCGCCGCTGGGGCGGTAATCGTACTGCACCGCGTGCACCTTCATCCCCGCCTTGCGGAGCTGCGCGAGGTTGTGGTGCAGCGCCGACAGCAGGGTGTGCGTACCGTCGTCGTCATCGACGCCCAGCGCCTTCAGAAGCGCCCGTAGGTCGTCGCTGGCGACCAGCCCCAGCACCGCGTGCTGTTCCTTCTTCTTTTCGGCGATCTGCTGCATCACGCGGAACCCCTCGGGGTTCTCCGCCGCGAACGTCTTCAGCGCCTCGTCGACCGCCGCGAAGCTCTTGGGCTTCCCCGCCAACGACGCGTACGCGGGGTGTGACTCCGCCATCTTCGCCGCGTCTTCCTTGGCGAACTTGCCTTGCTGGTACGTGAACCCGGAGCGCCTCTCCAGCTCCACGTATTGCTTGAACAGGTTGGGGTTGTTGGCCGCCGCGGTCAGCAGGTCGTGCCCGTCCGCGAACACGCAGAACACGCACGACAGCCGCCGCATCCCCAGCTCATAGGCGACGTGGTGCGGAACGCCCGATTCACGGATTCGGTCCCACACCTCCTCTTCGGACCACCCACTGATCGGCAAGTACGTGTCCACCGACCGCGCGCCGGAGCTGGTGTCCTTGTCGTGCTCGAACAGCAGCTTATTTGCGCGCTCGCTCGACTCCTGCGCACGCAACCCCATCGTGTTGAGGATGCGCGGCTTGCCCGTGCCGGGGTTGGCCTTCTTGTGCGCCGTCACCAGATTCGTGATCAGCGCTCGGATGCTGGCGCGCTTGTGCTCGCTAGTGCAGAACCGCGCCCCGCTGTCCGGCCAGGGGTTCGGCATCCCCCAATCCAGCGAATCCCCCGCCAGCTTCGGCCGCTTGTCCTTCGCCTTGGCCTTCTCGCTCTTGGCCGCCCACTTGGTAGCCGCGTTCCGATTCCTCACCGCGCTGTCCACGATGTACTTCGCACGGATCAGCTTGTCGACGGTGTGGTGCAGGCTCGGGTTGCCCTCGAAGTCGGGCGGCCAAAAATCGGTGTGCGCATCGGGGAGCCGCGCGGCGATCTGCTCTGCCAGTGCCGCCTTCTCCGCCTTCCAACGCCGCTCCTCCGCGGCGCCTTTCCCCTTCGGCTCGGGGAGCATGTCGTACAGGTCGCCCCAGGTCTCCAGCCCGCCCAGCGCCTTGGTGTCCGCGATCCGGTTCGTGAGCTGGTAGTACCGCTGCTCGATGTGCTGAAGCAGGTCGTTCTTCTGGCGCTTCACCACTTCCATGCGAATGCCGTAGTGGTCGCTCTGCGCCTGGGCCAGCTCTTTGGTGCCCTCCCACTCGACGCGCCCCAGGTCGGCGTGTACGGCGACCACCTTGGCTCGGTCGATGCCCTGCGAATCGACCAGCTCCAGCGTCCGGTCCATCATCGCCTGGGAGTCTTTGCCCCCGGACGTGTTCACCAGAATCACGTCGTACTGACTCAGATCCGGCACCCAATCGGGGTGGTCGGTCTCGTGCAGCTTCTTCGCGCGCGCCTTGCTCGACCCGCTGCGCATGTCCGCCGTGCGCCAAAGCTGCTGCGCGGCGTCTCGCCGCCCCCGCCCCAGCACCGCGGCGATCTTGTCCGGCCCGGCTTTGTGCAGGTCGTCGTACGTCTTCAGCCCCGCCTTCGCCAGCGCGGGGATATCACGCTCCCAGGTGCGGTCAATCTGGCTGTACGGGACGACGTGAACGGGCTTGGAGCGCGCGGGCTCATGCTCCAGCCCCGCGGGCTTGGGGTACAGCAGCGCCCGCACCGCGGGAGCATCCCAATACGCGTACCGGGCGGCCCTCTTCTCCTCGCGGGCCTTCTGCCGTTCGCTCCCGTGGCGGCCCGTCTCCTCCAGGCTGCGCCGCGTCTTCTCTTTGTGCTCGGCGATGCTCTCCGCGTGGTACTCGTGGAGCTTCTGGCGCAGCTCCTCCCGGTCAACGGTCAGGGTCTCGCCCGACTCGTCGTGCCGGATCTGCACCCGGTCACCGTGCTGGGCGACAACCTCGATGTGCCCGCCCTCGTGCTTGAACTTCGCGCCCTCGACCAGCTCATCATTGTGCGCGAGCCCGCGAGCCCCCGCCACGTCGTAGAAGTAGCGGTAGCCCCCGCCCGGCTTGGGCACGCGCCGGATGTACTTGTGCGCTCGCGCCTTGGCGAGCATGTCGTGGAAGGGGGCGCCGGTTACGGGGCGCCGTTCGCACTTGGCCAGTCGCTCGGTGATGCGTTGGATCTGCCGCTGGTGCCAGTCGCCCCGGCGCGTGCCCTCGTGCCACCGCGCCCACCGCTCGTGGTTCTCCAGCTCTCCCAGGATGCGGTCGAGCACTAGACCTCCACCAGCGCCTTCTTCACCTTGTCCTCGTCGTCGTCGTCGTCGTCCTCGTCCTCGTCCTCGTCGTCGTCGTCGTCGTCGTCGGGCTCATCGCCTTGGGGTCCACCGAACAGCGCGTCCAGGTCCACGTCGTCGTCGTCCATGTCCCAGCCCTGCGACGCATCGGTCTCTTCGCCGGGCTCCTCGCCCTGTGACTCGTCGCCCTGCTCCTCGCCCCCGCCGCCCCCGGGCTCCTCGCCGCCCTCCTCGTCCATCTGGGCCATCTGGCGGAGCTGCATCGCCGTGTTCATGTACGACGAATCCAGAATCATGTCGGCCGCGCCGCCGTCGACTTCGGGCGGAATGGGCTTCAGGTCGTAGCGCGCGCGAATTTCGTTGGGCGTCATAAAACCCTTGAGCCGCTTCAGGTCCGCCTCGAACTGCGCATCTTGCCGGGCCTTGTCGAGCCCGACGAAAACCAGCTCGAAGTCCGGGTCTACCTGGGACACGACCCAGCGGTTGAGCCACACCTGGGCGCCACGCAACAGCGGGCGCAGCCCCTTCTCTTTCGACGCAGTGATGCGCGCTTCGGGGCCGCCTTGGGAGAGCGCGCCGGTCTGGTTCTCCGCCCCGTGGACGAAGCCCAGCTCGGCGGGGTCGATCTGGTAGATCGAGCACGCGACTTTCTGGAGGTATGCCATCCACTCCTTGAATTCCATATCCCGGTTGGACTGGCTCAAGTTGATAGCTTGCAGCTCCTCTTTCGCGTCCGGGTCGAGCTGTACGATTGGCGTCTTCTTGGCGTTGTACGCACCGCTCATCAGCGCATAGAACTCGCGCCGGAACGCTCGGAACATCTTCGGGTTCATCTTGCTCTTGAGAGCCAGAATCCCCGCCGTGTGCATCCCGTGCGTGAAGTTGTTCGCGTTGTAGGTCTCGCCGTGCAGGATGCTGGTGATCACCCGGATCAGGTCTTCCAGCTCGGGGTAGCCGTACCCCTGGATCGCGATTGCCGACCGCGGGCGCCGCACGCAGAAGGCAAGGTCCCGCGCCGTCCACTCGGCCACCACCTCGTCGCCCAAGATCTGCACAAACGCGATCTGGTCGTCCTTGCGCCGGATCCCCGCGTCGCGCTCCTCCTCGGTCGGGATCGCACGGCGCACCGTGGACGCGTCCACGAGCACGAACCCCGCCACGTCCTTGCCCTTCGTGCGCACCACCTCGAACGTCGCCTGATCGTAGGTCAGCGAGTCGCGCATGAGCATCCGTAGGAAACTCTCCATGTTCAGCTCGAAGCCGATACGCTCGTCGCCGCAGCTCACCATCCAATCCGTCAGCTCGTGGATGCGCTTCTGCTGTGCCTTGGTCGGGGTCTTCTCCCGGTCGCGGAGCCGCATCTGGAAGCCCAGCGAGCCCTCCTCGTACGCGGGCCACGCGAATTCCCCGATCTGGTTCACCCGCGTTTGGATGATGCCCGCGATCGTGGGCACCCGCGCCATCGACATGAGCGTGGTGTAGTCCAGCCCCGCGGTGCCAAGGTGCTGCTGGCCCAGCATCCCCTCATCGCCCACCGCGGCGTACACGTCCCACGGGTCGATATCGTGCGCCTGGGGCTCGGGGGCCTTCCCCTTGGGCTCCAACGACTGCGCCTTTGCCAGCGCGTCAACCGCCATCGCCACCATCGCGTCCGTGAACGCCTCGCTGCCCACCAAGGGCGCCGGCTCACGCCCCCGTAGGCGGTCCCACCAGCTCACGTAACCCCCAGCAGTCGGTCAGCCACCATCTGGCCGAAGATGCTTCCATAGACGTAGCTGGTCAAGCCTTTGCGCAAGTGATCCGAGCCCTTCAGCGCCTCCACCAGCTCGCGCATCGCCGTGTTGATCCGCGTCCGCTCATCCCCTTGCGGATACGGCTCCAGCGCCTCGTGCTTCTTCTCCACCTCGGTGCGGTCCCACAACGGGCCTTCCTTCTCCTTGGTCTTCTTCCACAGGTCGCGCAGCGGCTTGGTCCCTTGCACGAGGTAGTCGGACACACGCCCGCGCTCGACCAGCGAATCCTCAATGAACGACTCGAACGCGCGCGCGAACATCTCGTGCGGGCGCTCCCAATAGCCGCCCAGCTTCTTGGCGTCCGCCGCGTACTTGCTCGGCTTCTCCGCCTTCTCCTTGAGCTGCGCCGCCACCCTGTCCGCCGCCGCCGCCTGCACCCGAAGCTCTTCGCGCTTCAGTCCTAACGCCCTACCCTTCTCCCCTTGCTTCTCCCCGTACGACAGCGCACGGAGCTGGTCGAATGCTTCGCGCGCTTCTCTGTGCAGCCCCCGGGCCTTTTCCAGCGCCTTGTCACGAAGTCGCGACGCCTCCGGGTCCTTGCTCAAAATGGCCGCGCGCACCGCCATCATCGCCTCTTTGAGCTTCGGGTCCAGCGCCTCGGCGTACTGCTCGGGGCCGTGGCTGGCGAACTGCGCTTGCGTCCGCCCCTTCACCTCGGTCAGCCCCGCCCCCCCCATCAGGTCGTCCAGGTAATGCCCCCACTCGTGAGCCAACGACCCCGCCGCCATCTTGGTGATGTTGATCACCTTCCGCACCGTCTCGTAGTGCGCTCGGGCTCCGCCGCGCCCGCGTGCGCCGAACGCCATCGCCAGCTCGCCGCCGTTCCCCATCTGGGGCGCGTCGAGCCCCAGCAGGTCCGCCAGATCCGTGAACGCCTCGTAGCACTTGCGCAGGTGCAGCTCCCCCGTGCTCCCGATGCTGCGCCCGTACTCGCCGCGCTTGATGCCGAAGTCGGCCGCCAGCTTCTCCTCGGTGATCACTGCGGGGACAGCCGGGCCGCCCTTGCGCTCCGCGCCCTCCACGCTGCCCTTCCACTTGTGGGAGCTGCGGGGCGCGTTGCCCTTCTTGTCGCGCTTCTTCTTCTCCTTGTCGACGCCGACGCCCAGATCCTCCCAAGCCGTGCTACCCGCCCGTGCCTGCTTCACCCGCACCCACAGCGCCGAATCCTTGTTTCCCGATGTGCTGTTGGTGAGCTGGGTGTTGAACGACCCGCCCAACGCCCGTGCGTACCGCTGTAGCCGCTCCGTGTCCTGCGTCCGACGATGGAGCGCCCACGACCCGCGCGATTTCTTCAGCGCGCGCAGCTCGTCCCGGCGCTTGGGCTCGGCAACCAACCACTCCGCCTGTTCGCGCGGCGTAAATTCGCCTTCGTGGTGCAGCACTTTGAAGCTGCCCCCGGGGGCCTCCGTAGCAGGCAGCGCCCACCATTGGCCCTGCGCGCTAAACTTCCTCCAGCGACCGGGGGCGGCGTGATGGTCTATGACGTGCATCCTATTCCAAAGAACAATGCCCAGCGTCTCGCGCAGATCCGCGAACGTCTTCGCGTCTACGTCCCGCTCGGTCCCCTCAACCGCGACGGTCTTCCAGTCCTCCAAGAACGACGCCACATCGTCCTCGTGGTGCAGCACGTCCATCATCTTCGCCAGCCAATCGCAGCCGGCGACGTAGTTGCTCCGGTGCCCGGGGCTGTTCTCGGGCCGCGGGGCCACCTTCTTGAACAGCTCGCGCTTGATGAGGCTCGCGCCCGGGGTCGACCCCAGCGCCTTGTCGTGCTCGGGGTCATGGGAGCCCAGCACGCGCGCCTTGGTCACGTGCTTGTGGGCGAACTCCGCGCCCTCCTCCTCTTCCATCGCGCCCAGGTTGCGGCTGTGCACGGCGTCCCAGCGGTCCTTTGCCGCACCGCCGATCTTCTCGCCCCAATCACGCTCATCCTTCTCGACCTGGGCGGCCACGGTCTTGCCGTCCTGCCCGCGGGCGGCCAGCGCCGCCTCGCGCGTCCGGTCGATGCCGCGGGCCGCGCCGCCCCCCGTCGTCGGCCCCCGTGTGCGCTTCTTGGCCGCGTCGCGCCGCTGCTTCAGCTCCGCCTCCGTGAGCGGGCGCGCGAGGATCGCCATCTCCCCGTTCTGGATGCGGATCTTGCGCAGGTTGGGCACCACGTCGAGCTGGTCGGCTTGCGCCACCAACGCCGCGCGCCCCTCCGCCCCCATCAGCCACATCCCCAGCGCCTTCGCGCCCGCCTTCGCCCCCCCCTCGTGCGCCGGAATCGGGATGCGCAACGCGCCGTCCGCGTAGCGCGCGGCCTTGACCGCGCCCGCGTGCGTGTCGACACCGCTGGGGGGGTCGGCGGGGCGCTTTTCGTGGGTCCGGTGTACGAAGATCATTGAATTGCCGGGACCAAGCGACATGCCAGAGGCACGAACGCCGCGAGAGGCCAGCGCCTCGCGACCCTCCTCGCTCAACAGGAACGCGCCCACCCGGTGGGCGTCTTCAGACGTCTTCCCCGGCACCGGGATATGAACCACATCGGGCAACACCTGGGCGTGAGATACGAGCGAGAGCAACCCCTCTTTTTCGTCGAGCACCTTCGTTTCACCCCCCGGACCGCCGCCGCTGTCGTGCAGGCCGGTGTCTGGGTGCTGATGCACCCATCCCCCCTGGGGCGTCTTCACATACACGCCGCCCCCCTTCTTCTCCACCACACTCCCAACAGGGAGCCGGGCATACTCCCCCGCCGTGCGGATACGATAGGGATCAGGCAAGGGCATACCTTTGGGCGGGGGGAGCGGGGCCGGTGGTTCCTCGCGAGGGGGTTCCACCGGCCCCGCGGGGGGGGTAGCCGTGTACGCCAGCTCCGCCTTGCCTGCCGCCGCGGTCGCGTCGATGGCATCGCCGCGGTCGGCATCCCCGATGGCGACGCGCGACCAGAGCACAGCCGCCGCGCTGTGCGCGCGCACAACCTCCTCGGCGCCGTCGTGCTTCCGGTACTCCTCGGCACGCGTCATGTGGTCTCGCATGAGCTGCTTTGCGTGCGTCAGGTCCGCGTCTTCGGCCTTGGGCGCCTCCGGCTCGGGCGGCTCCTCCACCAGCGGCTTCGGCTTCTCGTCGAACGCCAGCCGGGACATGTCCCACGCGCGGGCCTTGTGGTAGCCCCCGATTCGGCGGGCCGTCTGGTGAGCGTGCGCCGCCTGTTCGTGCGTGGCGCTGCCGGTGCGCTGTGCTTCAGCTCGGTGGAACCGCTCCGCGTCGGTGTGCTCCGGGTGCTTCTTTCGCCACTCCTCCCACCCGCTCTCGCCCTCCTTCTCGGGCTCGGGCGGCTCTACCTGGGGCGGGGGCTCACCGGGCGCCTCGGGGGGCTCGGGCTGGGGCTCCTCGGCCGTCTCCACCAGCTCGTCGCGTCCGCGCTTGGGCTCCTCGGGCTTCGGCGTCAGCTCGTTCCACTCTCCTACGTACCGCCCCAGGTACGCCCCTTCCCGTGTGCCCTCCCGCCCCCACTCGATTTGACCCTCCGAAGCCCCCATCTCGCGGAGCCTCACCAGCACCGCATCTCGCGACGCTCCGCGCACATAGTGCTTTGCTCCGCGCTTGTGTGGGTAGGACTGAACGTCCACATCCTCCACCAGCTCGTCGCGTCCGCGCTTGGGCTCCTCGGGCTTCGGGTGCTCGACGCGCCCGATCTTCGGCTTCTCCGCCGCCTGCCTGCGCTCCTCGGCGCTCGCGCGTAGGCGCTTCTCCCGGTTCAGCTTCCGGCGCCGGAGCTGCGAGCTACGCCCGTTGTTCAGCTCCTCGTGGATCTGGTCGTCGTGCAGGTCGATCGCCCGGTCGTTCTCCATCTCCTCGGCTTCGGGGTGCTCCTCGCCGCCGCTCGCGTGGTTGTGCTGCCCGGTCGCGTACCAGTAGTGCCCGTGCCCGTCCGTCCAGCCGCTCTTACGGCTCCGGGGCGCAGGGTGGTAGCCCGCAGGGGGGCGGGGGGCCGACGGCTTGGGGGAGGGGGGTCGGGGCGCGGGGGGCTTCTTCTGCTTCGCCTGCTGGACCATCTGGCCAAACAAGCCGAGCTGCCCCTCCGCCTCCCGCTCGCGATAGACACGGCCACCACTCATTTACTCGACCCCAGGCTGGTGCCGGGGGGCGAGCCCCGGTCGTGGTGATGGTGACCCGGATCAGCCCTCGTAGTCCACGAGGATGGTGTCCCCGCTGACCGACGCGCCGAACGTGATCATGGTCGCGTCCTGCTCGGGGAGCTGGTCGACGGTGTACTGGTCAGCATCGGTCGCAGCCGCCGCGACCTGCTCACCGCGCAGACCGTTGCGGAAGACCTGGGGGTCGCCGCGGCGGGTGCGGAAAGCCAGTGTCACGTCCGAGCCCGACGGGGCGAACTTCTCCGCCACGCGGGTGCAGTTGGCACGACGACGGTGGTCGTAGATGTTGGCATCCACGATCGTCGTGTCGCCGTTCTCCACGTCGACCACGGCCAGCTTCACGTCGCCCGTGGTCAGGGTCGGCTCGGTGTGCGAGCCCGTGGCGGCGGGGGTGCCCGCACGGATCGTAACCAGCTCGTCACCGTACATGACCACCACGTCGTACCGGCTGTTGCCGGCCGTGGGCGCCGCGCTCACCGAGACGTTCTGGAGGGTGGTCAGCACGAAGCGGTCGCCGTTCTCGTTGAACGACGTGCCCGCGGCCACGTCCACGCTCATGTCCGGCGCGGCCTTCTCGGAGACGGCCAGCGCAGTCTCCGCGGCGAGGGACGCCGCGCCGCTGCCTAGAATGCCACCGAGCTTGGTCTCCAGCGGGCCAACCGACTCGGTGTTGCGGATCTGGGACAGCAGCAAGCTGCCCATCTTCGCCTCGGTCACCGAACCCGCGGCCAGCTCGTTGCTGGTGATGCCGCCCGCGCCGACGTTGGAGACGGCCGCGCCGCTGGCGAGCTTCGCCGCCGTGACGTTGGCGTCGAGGATCTTCGCGGTCTCGACCACGTTTGCGGCGAGCTGAGCCGCGGCCGAAACGCCACCCGTCGCGATCTTGCCCGCGATCACCGAACCCGTGGCCAGCTCGTTGCTAGTGATGCCGCCCGCGCCGACGTTGGAGACGGCCGCGCCGCTGGCGAGCTTCGCCGCCGTGACGTTGGCGTCGAGGATCTTCGCGGTCTCGACCACGTTTGCGGCGAGCTGAGCCGCCGCCGAAACGCCGCCCGTCGCGATCTTGCCCGCGATCACTGAGCCCGTGCCCAGCTCGTTGCTGGTGATGCCACCCGCGCCGATGTTGGAGACGGCCGCGCCCGACGCCAGCTTGGCGGCGGTCACGTTCGCGTTCAGGATCTCCGCGGTGCCCACTGAGTCGTCGGCCATCTTCGCCTGGGTCACGGCGTCGAGGGCCAGCTCCCCCGTCCCGATCTGGCCGGTGGCGATGCCCGCGGCTTCCTTGCTGATCGAGACGATGCCCAGGCGGTTGGAGCCCAGGGTCATGTTCGACAGGTCGGTCACCTGGGGGTACACGATGAAGAACGCTTGTGCCATCGTGTACGCCCCCTCGTTGCCGGATCCGTACTCGCCGGACATGAAGCGCAGGGTGTAGGCGTCGGTGGTCAGGCGGGTGCCGTCACACGTGATCACCGCCCAGACGCGCTTTTCGTTCGCGTCCACGATCTCCTCACCCGCGGTGCTGAAGACTTCGCAGCGGTAGAGCTTCGCGTCGCCGCCGATGGCAGCGGGGCGGGAGTCCGTGTTGTTCCAGTCGCCGGAGTCGGCGCCACCCGTCTCTTCGATCAGCACCGGGATGCCCGCGGTGGCGCCGATGGTGGCGCCGCCCACTCCCGTGGTGGTGCCGAAGCTCAGCGAAGTTTTGATGTCGACGGACGACGCGGACGGGTTCGACTCGTCGGCGCTGACCACCTCCTCCATCCACGCCTTCGACGCGAGCGCGCTGTTCTTGGCCGTGGAGCCCATCTCGTTGCTGGTGATGCCACCCGCGCCGATGTTGGACACGGCAGCGCCCGACGCCAGCTTGGCGGCGGTCACGTTGGCGTCGATCATCTCCGCGGTGCCCACTGAGTCGTCGGCCATCTTGGCCTGCGTCACGGAGTCGGACCCCAGCTCCGTGGAGCTGATGCCGCCCGTGCCGACGTTGGCGACGGCGGCGCCGCTGGCGAGCTTCGCCGCGGTGACCGCGGTGTCGGTGATCGCGGCAGTCAGGACGGCGTTGTCCTGAATCTGGTCGCTGGCGATCTTGATGGCCATGTGCTGCTTTCCCTCTCGCTCTAGCGGGTCCACGCCGAGACCGAAAGACGGTCCAGCGTACCGGGGGGAGCCCCGAAAGTGATTTTGTTACCGGCGATCAGGAATTCGTCCTTATCCCCAGGCGTCGGGCTTCGCTCGATCTGCAAGCCGTTTCGGCACACACGGGCCGAAGCCGTCAACGGGGTCCACGGTAGCGTGAAAACGGTCGTGGCCCCATCTCCTTGAAACAAATGCGGGTGCCCGGGGATGGGCGTAGTCCCGCCCTCAGCGAGCGGATTACCGCCTGCGGTCTCCCCGTCGCCGACGTAGAGCCGGTCATCGTCCGTGTCGTAGACAAGAACCCCGTCCCCCCAGATCGTGGCCAGCCGCGCCGCGTTGTTGGCGTTCGCGGATCCGGTTACTTCGCCGCGTAGGGTGGCCACCCGCTAGACCTTCCGCTGGCCCTTCACGTAGCAGATCGGGGCCGCCCCCGCGCCCAGCCCGGTGAACGTGAACCGGAACGCCTCGACCAACGGCCCGTCCACGATCACGGAGTCGTTCTCGGTTGCGTTGGTCTGGTGGTCGCGGAAGTTGTCCAGGTCGTCGGCAAGCGACAGCGCCAGATCATACGTCCCGGCGTCCAGTCCTCGGACGTGGATCTGAAAATAGGCGTTCATGTCCGCGGGGCGGTAGCCCAGGTCCGCCTTCCCCATCACCACCACATCGGCGTTGGGCGGGACGACGTTGGCCGCAGCTTTGCTGCGGGTCGTGAACGTGCTCATGGGGTGCTACCTCCTGCGCCGGATGCTACCAGATCCCTCGCCCGACGGTGTACACGCTCCGCGGTGCTTTCGTCACGCTTCAACAGGTACAGGGGCCGCAACACAGCCGGATCCTTGTAGTGCCAGCCCGTGTGCCCCGCAGCAAGCGCGAGCGCCATCCCGTGCGCGAACGCCTCCTCTTCGACCGCGCGCCGGAAGCCGGGGAACAGCAGGTAGCGAAGCGTCCAGAGCACGCGCGAGCCCGCGCCCTGGAGCACGTGCGCCATCTCGTGCGCGAACAGCGTTGCCTCGGAGAGCGGGGTGGCGTCGTCTTCCAGGTCGACCCCCACACGGGTCACCATCAGCCGCAGCGGGTGGAACGTCATAGACGTGCCCTTGAACGCGTGCGTGCTCCACTTCGGGCGCTTCCAGATGCGCCAGCCACACTGCGCCAGCTCATAGCGCATCAGCTTCATGCGCTCGTGCAGCGCCAGCCCCTCGGCGTGCCACGCCTGCGGGGGCACCAGGGCGTTCACGATGCCGCCCACGCTTCCATCACGGCCGCGCGCTTGACGGCCGCCGTGTGCTCGTCCCGGTCCTCCCACCAGTTGCCCCACACCTGATCCATTAGGTGCGCCACCTCCGGCAGCTCGTAGTTCGGCGGGGCACCGTCCCCCTCGTCCTCTTGGAGCCACCCGTCAGGGTCGCGCAAGAACGCAGCCCCGTCGTGCCCCATCGCATCCAGGTCGCGCGCAACGCGCTGCTGTTGGGCCAGCGGCATCCACTCGCTCGGGGCGCCAATCAGGTCCGTGTAATCGGCGTCTCTGTCGTATTGCGGGCTCATCTCTCGTCTCACCCAATCGGTCGCCCGGGACAGCTTGCGCGGCTCCAGCAGCTCCCCAGTCTTCTTTGATTTGGGGCGACCCACGGCCGCCGTGATTGCCACGCTGTCCAGCGTAACGGACGTATGGGGGCTGACCCGCTGGATCATCTCCCTGATCGCGGGGAACGCGTCGCTGCTCGGCCCCAGGCCCAGCAGGTGGATGCGCTTCGGGCGTCGCTCCTCCAGAAACGCCTCCAAGACCTCGGGGCTCGTGGCGTTCGATTTCATCGGGATCGCCCGCACGTAGTCGTCAAAGCCTAGCGCCTCGGTCACCTTGTCCTCAAACTGCGCCAGCGTCAGAGCGCCGCCGCCCTGCAACGGGGCGAGCACGTTGGCGCCCTTCTCGCGGAGCGCCTGCATCTCCGGCGCGTACTTCCGCATTCGCTCCAGCGTCGTCGCTTGGTCGGCGATCTTGTCCGGCGCGACGACGTGCGCCTGGGCACCCGCCGCGTCCACGATGCGGTCGTAGAGCGCCAGTCGGGTGGTCCAGTCCTCGTGTGTGATGGGGCGCACCGTGTACGGGCCGATGGGCAGGTCCGGCTTTGGCAGCTTGCCTTTCTTGTTCGGCACGTTGAACTTGACCTCTCCGAACGCGCCGGAGTCCACGAACACCTGGGTTCCGTTGCCACGCAGCTCTCGGATCGCTTCCAGGGACGCGCTGTTGATCTGGTCCACCGCCACGCCCACGTTCATGCCCAGCGCAGCAAACCCGCGAATCTCCCCCGCGTTGTTGGACCCGCTGGCGAAGTACCGCCGCAGGGGGATGTCTAGTTCGTCCGCCTCGCGCTCCAGCCCTCGGCGTTCCAGGGCCATCTTCTCCAGGGCGCGGCCTACCTTCGGGGTCTCGAAGCGCTTCCCCGGGAACAGTCGCGTGATCGACGTGTACGTGTCACGCGCACCGCGCAGCTCCGCCACAGCGTCCACGAACCTCTTCCGCTCGGCCTTCCACCAGCGCGGAACACCCGCGGGGGTCTCGTCCAGGCTCATCGTCCGCGCCATCGTCTCCGCCGCCGCCAGCCTCCCCGCATGTAGCTTCTCCGGCGTAAGCCGCCCCTGCGGGAGCACGCCTGCAAACTGGTGGGTCACCTCGGGCGCCAGCCGCCCCCCGCTCGCCTGGGGGGGTCGATGGGTGCCCCCCTTGTACTTGTAGGTCCCTCGGGTCGTCTCGACCGTGTGGGGCTCCGCGTAGTCCGTCGCCACCAGCAGCCGCTCCGCTGCCCCCAGCACCCTCTTCCACGCACCCTCTGCCGCCGCGTGCTTCTTTCGCAGGGGGCGCAGTTCGGCGTACGCGGAGAGCGTGGGCGCCGCGCGCTTCTTGGGCCAGTCGTCGGGGCCGAACAGGGAGAGCTGCTGCTGCGCGGGGCGCAGCTGCTCAGGCTCCCGGGGCGCGGGCTTGTTGTTCAGCAGATCCGTCTGCGCCGCCAGCCAGTGCTTCCCGTCGCCTGTGCCCACGCTCTTGAGCGGGTTAACCAGCTCGATGCCCAGCCCCTCGACCGCCTCCCGCAGCATCGCCACGTAGTCACGCCCGGCGATCACTTCCAGGCGCCCGCCGCGGGGTAGCTTCTGCCGCAGGCTCTCGCGCGTGTTGCGCACCCACTCGCTCCGCGCGTCGCCCTTCAAATCCTTTACCTGGGTGTCGTAGCGCGTCGCCTGGGTGTCGGGGTCCACAATGCCCAAGCCGGCGCTGACCACCGCCCAGGGGGTGCCGTGGCGCGAGCGCGCCTCCGCGAACCCCCGCCGCTTGTTCCACAGGTCTTTGCGGTACAGGTCCCGCACGGCCACGGGGTCGTCGTGGTCCACCTTCGACTTGCTGCACCCCACCAGAGTCAGGTCGATGCGCTCGGGGGCGTCCCACGTGGGGAGCACCGTGTGGCGCCCCTTCTTCTTCGCCTTCGCCTTGGGCTCATCGTCGTAGGTGTAGGTGTAGCTCCCCGGGGAGCCGTGGCGCGTGCCCTTCCCGCGATACGCAGTGTATGCCTTCACCAGATCCGCAAAGCAGCGCCAGCCCCTCGGCGTGCCACGCCTGCATCGGAAAACCCCCAGCGCCTTATCCATCGCGTCTACCAACCGCCCCGCGCGGAGCTGTTTCCGGTGCTCCATCACGGTGTCCAGCGGTGCTGAGAACGCGCCTTGCGCCTTGCGCAGGCTGCTAATGTGCTCGAAGAACTTTCGGGTGCGCTCACCCAGGGCTCGGGGGCCTCGCATCACGTAGAGCTTGAACGCCTCCGCGTATGCCTCCTCTGGCTTGGTGCTCCCGTACTGCGTTGTCCAGTGAACGGGCACATGCGCACCCACCAGCTTCTCGCGCATCTCTTTCCGCACATCGTCAAGCCCGTGCTGGCGGTCGCCGGGGTGCGCCCAGGTGGTCGTCAGCCTGCTTTCCAGGTCTTCCCCCACGACCCCCACCATCGCCGTGTAAAGCGCGCGGGTCTCCGGGTCCAGGTCAGGGTCATTGGTGATGTGGGCACGCACCCGTTCGGAGAACGCGCTTTCCGTCCCCAGCCTCTCGCTGTAAGTGGCCCCGTCGCGCTGCGCGTCGCTGGCGAAGCGCGCCGTGTAGTCGGCCAGCTTGTCCACGTCCTCGCGCGCCACGTTGACCATGCGCGCAGACTCGGCGTCCCACCCTTCAACGGCGCGGCTGGGCAGGTTGCGGTAGTAGTGCCGGTGTCCGAATTCGTGGACGATGGACGCCACTGTCTCCTCGTGCTCCCCCAGCGTACCCAGCGAATTGGTGTTCCACTCGACCGTGTCCGCTGACCGGCCGTTTCGCATGTATCGCGCCTCGTGCTCCCGCGCGTGCTTCTTGAGGGTGACCCGCCCGCCTTTGTACGCCTCGTGGAACCCCGCGCGCTTCATGCGCCCCTGCGCTTCGCGCAGATCGTGAGCGAGCGAACGGGCCATCTCCGGCGTTGCCTCGTGCCTGCTGACCTGTAGCTGGACGGCGCCCACCTGCTGCGTCTCCAGCCGCTCCTCGTGGGACACGTCCTCAGTCCCACGCTTCGCCGACGCGGCCAGCTTTCTGTGAATGCGCCGAAGGCGCCGCGCGGTCGCCTGGGGGCCGCCCTCCAGCACGCTGCTGCGGTTGAGCCCGCTCATCAATGCGTCCAGCCCGCCCTCGTGGTCGGGTTTGTCCCACAGCTCCAGCTTCATCGCCCACCGCAAGACGTTTGTGCTGGCGCGGCCCACTTCGCGAACCAGCTCGCGCGCTCGGCCATGTCGCCAGTCTGCGCCGTTGGGCAGCTTCTCCAGCTCGTCCGCGATCTTCGCCAGCTCGGCGCGCACGCCAGCCGCTTGCTTCAGGTCGTACCGGGTGATGCGCGCGCTGGGCTCACTCACCGCGGGGTGGTCGTGCGCGAGCTGGGGGCGCTCGGGCTTCGGCTCCTCACGGGCGGCGGGGGGCGCCGCGCTTGGCTGCATTGGACCCAGCAACGAGAGCTGGCCCGCCGCCTCCAGCGCCTCCCGCTTGCGCTGGCCGCGCCCACTGCCCCGCCGCGCGGGCTCGTCGTAGTCGTAGCTGTAGTGCCCCGGCACACCCGTACGGCGCCCCTTGCCATGGTAGGTCGCCGCGTGCGCCTTGATCAGCTCGGCATAGGTCAGCATTCCGCCGCCCATCCTACACGGCTACTCGCTGAGCGCCCACCAGACCCAAGGGGCTGTCTTGTGGTCGCCGTCGCGAGCGCGCGCCACCAGCTCCCGGCGTAGCAGCCCGTTCAGCGCGCTGCGTACTTGCGGGATCGTACACCCCGTGATCTCTTCCAGCTCCGCGCGGGTCCATGACACCGCCTCGGAACGCAGCGCCTCCAACACCTTGCGTTGAGTCGGCCCCAGCCCGCGGTTACGGATCAGCTTCGTCGTCGTCATCATCGTCTCCGAAATCCGCTCCGGGGAACATCCCCGCGATGCCGTCCCACAGCTCTTGGGACCGCCTGTCGTCTGCCTTGATCGGGGGCTCGTCGTACACGGTCCCCGCCATCTCGTGGATCGCGTCGCCCGTCGCCACGCGGTATTGGAAGCCGGCGCCGCGCAGCACGCACTCCGCGATCCACAGCGCCATGACGGTGTCGTCGTGCGCCTCGCGCCCCAGCCCCCACAGCTCCGCGCACAGCACGTCCACGAACGCCCGCCCCTCGGGGTCGTCGGGGTGGTAGGGCAGCACCACCTTTCCGTTCTCGAAGAGCGTGGCCAGCGCGGGCACGCCCTCCCACGGGTCGGCCTTCTTCGGCCCCGTCGTCATGTGGGGCTTGATCGGTAGGTCCGTCGTCCGCTTGAGCCCCATGTAGTGCAGCTCCCCGAACGCGTTCCGCTCGACGCCAACCGCACGCACCTTGCGCAGCCCGCCCAGCGCCTCGAATTCGCCCATGACCTCGCCCCGGATGCGCCCGGGGGACATGCCGCGCTTGCGTAGCCCGCTCACGAGGTAGCGGTCACCCGTCTTCGGGTCCTTGCCCCAGCCGATGCCCACCACGTAGTCGCTGTCCTGGGCGCGCGCTCGATCCTCGTCGGTCACCAGCGCAAGGTCCCAGCCCTGCACCAGCAGAAGGTCCTCCACGGGCGGGAGCTGGCCCAGGTGCAGCCCGCGCCCGCGCTTCTTCGCCAGCTCCAACCACTCCCACTTGAACGCCGCCGCGCTGTCGTCCTGCACTTGGTGCTGAAACTCGCGGGCGAAGAACAGCGAGCCCATGCCGTAGCGCTCGCCCAGCAGGTACTCGATGGGGCGCTCCTCGGGCCACAGCACTTCAGAATCGCCCTCGACGCGGATCCGGGTGACAAGCTCCTGCCCGGTCTTCGGGTCGGGCTCCGTCTCAACCTCGTGCGCGTCGGGCCACTTCAGGATCGCGGGGTCCTCGATCACGCGCCACAATGGCGACTTCCGCAGCCGGGCATATAGGTCGTCGGCGTGCTTGCGCGTCCCGATCACCGCCAGCGTTCCGCCGCGGTTGAGCATTGGAAGCACGGTGCCCGCCCACCACGTGCGCGTCTTCTCGCGCTGGCCCTCCGTGTACGTCGTCCGGTCGTCTTCCAGGTCGTCGCACAGAATCAGATCAAAGTGACCGCCCGTGATTGCGCCGCCGCTGCCGACCGCCTCGATCGTGGGGTCCACGCTGGCCAGCTTGCGGGTGACGTAGAGCTGGGTGTTTGTCCATTTCTCGTCGTTCGCTCGGAAAGGTCCCAGCCCCGCCTCCGGGGCGCTGCACCAATCCTCCGCGACCTTGTCCGACGTAAGCAACGACCGTAGGCGCCGCACGCGCTTCTCTGCCACGCCCGCCGCTTCGCTGATCCACAAGATCCGCACGTCGCGGTTCAAACACACCTGCCGCAGCGCAAGGCTGATCGCCAGCTCGGTCTTGCCGTGGTCACGCGGGGCCAACAGCAGCAGCCGCCCCTTCCGACGGGTCCGCCGCGCGGTGACCATCGTCTCTTCGACCACGTCCAGCCAGCGCCGTCGGTGCGCCGCCTGCCGCATCCCGCAATAAAGCGTGTCGAAGAAAGCGGGGGACCCCGCGGCCAGCCCTCGGCGCCCCTCGGGGGTCGCGAGGAGCTGAGCCGCGATGCTCACTTGCTGCGCTTGCGCCGCCGCGGGGGACGCGCCTGGGCGTCTTTCGCCTTCGCCTTCGGGGGCTCGGGCTCGGGCGCCTTGGTCGCGTGCGGCTCTACCGCCGCATCCGCGTCGTCGGGGGTCACGTGGTAATTGGCCATCGTGGCGAACCGCGCCGCCTCCACGGGGGTCGGGTTGCTCCCGTCCTCCGCGGTCACACGACCTTCGGCATCCACGTTGAACACGCGGGTGCCGTAGAGCTTGGAGTTGCGGATCTTCAGGTGTCGGACGGGCATATAAGCCTCCGGTGGTTGAGCCGCCCACCCTACCAGCGTCCGTTGATTGACGCGGGCTCGCGCGAGCGGATAAAGCCGGCAGGGCCTGATCCTGCCCGGTTGCCGCTACATGGTCAAGGTGTTGACGCTGCGTGCCCGCGTTCCCCGCCTCCGGTACCCCGGGACGGGGGCAGCTCCGAACTAAGCGGAGGAGCCAGCCCGTGGAATCGAACCACGGGCGCCGGGGCGCACGAGCACGCAGCCCCACGAGGGTGGCGGGAAATGTCTACATGGTCAAACGAGCATGTAGACATCGCCAGCCACTCGGCGAATGGGTCACGCGAGGGGTACGCTCTGCGCATGGGCACGGGCAACGCTCAAGGGTTCGATTTACGGCAAGTCGCCGCGGGGCTGCGTAGGATGGCGCGCGCTGGGTACCCCGTCCAGTGCTGGTACCTCGACGGCGTGGAAGCCGCCGCACGCGCCGACCCGGATCACCCCTGCTCACGTCGGGTGCTGCTCCTGGTCGACGTTCTGCGCCCGGGGTGCTCGGGAGTCTAGCGCTTCGGCCCGGCCTTCTGCATCTGCATCTTGGCCTCTTCCATCGCCTTGCGTAGCTCCTCAGCCGCCTTCTGCACCGCCTCGGGGGGTGTCGGGGGCGCTGGGGCGTGCGCGTCCGCCACAGGGGCGCCTGCGTCCTTGCCGGCGTCTTTGCCTGCATCGGGCACCGCGCCGTCAGGGGCGGCCAGGAACACGAGCGCAGTCAACGCCGCCGCCGCCACCAAAATGATCGGGGTGTTCATCGGCTCGCCTCCAATGCCGCCAGCAGCTTCTCCGAGCGGGACATTACGTCACCGCACGCCTTCACCTGGGTGGTCATCACGGCGTTCTCCGCGCGGGCCTCGGCCGCCTGGGTGGCCTTGTCCAGCGTGACCGTGGTCAGCCCGCCAATGACCGCCAGTAGCGTGGTCAGGACGGACATCGCCAGTTTCATGCTGACCGTCTTGTGCTCACCGTCGTCGCTCATGGCTTCCGCTTTCTGTCTTTCTCCAGCCCCTCGCGCCAGCGGCGTGTCGGAGGTGCGGGGCGTCCCTGCACTACTCGCGCGCTCAACAGCTCAGCCGCGCCCGCATCCGAAACGCCTGCGTGGGCCAACGCGCGCGCCAGCTCGCGCCCCTTGGCCGTGAGCTGTGCGTGCTGGTAGCCGTACTCCCCCGGCTCCTGTCTCCATGCCGTGTTCTCAATCAGCCCGCGGCTTTTCAACGCGCGCACAGTCGCGTCCCCTTCGCCCTCGCCGATGCTGGCCTCTCCGTGCAAGAACGCGAGGAGACGCGACGCCTGCGAACGGTTGACCCGGTGCGCCTTGAATGCCGCCTGCACGGTCTCGACGTGGTCCCCGGTGCTCGCCGGGGCTACGCTTTTGGGCTCTTCCCCGACTTCCGGTGAGCCCGAATCACCATCTGGTTGTCCGTCTTGCGGCGCTTCGCCTCGAAGCGGTGCGTATCGCCGTGCGCGTTCTGGAGCGCAGCCATCGCCGTGCCCCAGTGCTGCTCTTCGTCGGGGTGGTACGTCGCCACAGCACCGCCGCTACGGTGACTGCTCTTGCTCTCCGCGAAGTCGGCCACGTGCTGGTCCGCCTGCTGGACGATGCGGTGCAGGTGGGCGCTGTTGTGGATACCCGAACGGGACGACGCCGCGTTTGTGCGCGCCTCGGTCATCAGCCGCCTGTGGAAGTCCTCGCCGTGCCCGTGCTCAGCGGGCATCTGCGCACCTCCGTGGTCGCCGGACCAGCTCGTGGGCTCCTCGGGCGTGCCCATGAGCTTCGTGAAGCGGCTGACCAGATCCGCCGCCTCCCCACCCGACAGCCCGTGTTCCTGGGGGTCGGGGGCCGCCTGCGGCGTGTCCCCGTACTGAGACGCCGCGTGCTTCGCGTACTCGTGCAGGTAGCTCGGCGCCAAGTCCGCGACCTTACTCGACCCCTTGCCACCGCCGTCCTCGTGCCACCGCTGCCGGTCCTTCTGCACCTGCTTGATCACCTCGTGCCGCGCCGGCATCCCGCTGTGGCCCGGGTGCTTGTACCAGCTCTCCGCCGCCTCCTTGATGCCCCGCTCACGTCCCAGGCGCCCGCCCCGGTTCAGCAGGGCCTTCGGCACCTTGTGTTGCGGGTGGTCCGCACGCTCCAGAGCCGCCTTCCCCGCCGCGACCAATGCAGCGTGGCTCCCCGGCTTCGGCGTGTCCTTCTCCGTCCGCGCGCTGACGCTCGCCGCCGCAGCCTGCTTCACCGCGCCGGGCTTCTGCTTCATGGACGCACTGGCCGCCGCGTTGGGGTCCAGCCCCATCGGGTCGCCGCCCTCAAACGCCGCGTCTACCTCGGCCTGGGAGCCGAAGCCGCCGGTCTTGCGCCGATCCGCCTTGTCCTTGTGTCCCTCGTTGAGACGCCGATCCGCCTCCGCGCTCAGGGCGCTCGCCGCCTTCCGCGCCTGCCGCCGTGTGCGAACCGACGCATGGCCGTGTCCAGGGGCGTTCAGCGCGTTCCACACCTGCCCCTTGAGCTTGCGCAGTTCCTTGTCCGTCAACGACGTCAGGTCGTGCGCCCCGGGGGGCACCTTGTATGCGTTCATCTCCAGGTACTCGACCAGATCCGTACCCAGTGCACCCTTGGTCTTCTTGTACGCCGTGTGCGCGTCCAGGGCGTCACGCGGGTGGGGCACGCCCTCCGCGTCCATGCGCGCTGCTTCGCGGTCCATCATCTCGTCGTCGGTGAGGGGCAACATCCCGCGCTTCTTCAGCTCCGCGTCCAGCGCCGCCATCTTCTTGCGGCCCTCCTCCCAGCCCTCGCGCCGGGCGAGGGTCGCACGTAGCGTCTCGATGCTGCCGAGGCTGTTCCAGTTGGGCTGGTCGCTCCCCGTCAGTCCCGCGCCCTCCAGCACTTCGTGCCACAGCTCCGCGCGCCCCTTGCGGTCTCGCCCCTTCAACGCCTCATTGAACGAGTGACGCGTATGGGGCTTGCTCGTGGCCTTCTTGCGCGCCGCCTTGCTCGCGGCCGTGGCCTTCTCCCCCGCCTTGTTGGCCCGCTCGCTGAACACGTCGCGGGCTCGGGTGTCGATGCTGCCCCGCCCGTGCCGGTGCGCCTCTTCGTGCGCGTCCGCCGCGTTCAGATGCGCCCGGGTCTCCGGCCCGTGGCCGCCCAGCTCGGCCGCCTTCGCCCGGTGCCGCGCCGCTTCGTCGTGGTGGTGCGCATCTTCGTCGTTCCACTGCGCCCGGTCGTGGTCGTCGGCCCACTCGGATGTGGTCCCCGCCAGGGTGTCGTGTCTCTTGGGGTCGCTCGGCTCCACGCGCCCCGCGCGGATGTCTGCGTGCGCCGCGCCGTGGTGTACCGCTGCGTGGTGGTGCTTGCGCTCTGCGTCCGCGTGCTTCCCCCGGCTCTCCATCGTCCGGTAGGGATCAGCCGCCGCCTTCTTGTGCTCCAGCGCCATCTCGTCGTGGTGCGCCCGGCGCTCGTCGTGGTGCGCCAGCGCCGCGTCCTTGCCGTGCTCGCCGTCGTGAGCCCCCGCGGGCTTCGCGCCCTTGCCGGGGTACCAGTAGTTGCCCTTGCCGTCCGTAAAGCCGCCCTTCTTGGAGCGCTTCGCGGGGTAGTAGCCGCTCGGGGGCTTGTCGCCGGCCTTCTTCTTCGCCGCGTCCAGCTTCGCCTTCGCCTGGGCGACGCGCCCGCGGGCCTCCCCCTCGCGCCGGTCCCGGGCATCATCGCCGCTGCTCGTGGCACCGCGTCCACCCGCAACGGCATCGCTGGCCGCCAGCGCTTCAACGCTCGCCCGGCCTGCGTCGGCGTGCCCTGCCGCATGTAGCACAGACGCGTTCTCGTGCGCGTCTGCCGCGGCGCGGTGTTGCTTCGCGTCGGACGGGCGTCCTGCTGCCACGGCGCGGTGTGCGGCTGCTGCGTCTGCGTGGTGCGCGGCCCTGCGTCCGATCTGGTGGTCAGACACCGGATCACGCGGGGCAGGCGCTCGCCCGCCGGGGTCCAGCGCGTCGCGGATCCGGCCACTACCTCGGCCCCCCTCCTCACCGTGGCGCCCCGTGTGGCGAGGGGTTTCCTTGCTCCTCGCCCTGATAGATGCGGCTTCCGCGTCTCGTGTCCGGTCGTTCGCTCGCTCCGCGGCTGCTTCTGCCCCGGGTCGGCCCTCCGCGTGCGCCGTCCGCGCCGCGTTGTGTGCGTCCGCCGCGTTGTTGTGCGCCATGATCGCCTGTGCGTGCTCCTGCGCCCCCGGCGCCCCCGGCGTGCGTCGATGCTGGTGATCCTCCGCCCTCTTCCGGTGATGCTGCGAGCGAAGTGCGTGATTGCGTTCCGCCTCAGCGCCCGGCCCCCGGGGACGACGCCGTCGGGGCCTGTGACCGCTGTCCGCGTCACTGGCGCCGCCGCCGAAGAGGGTCGTTTGGCCCGCCGCTTCGCGCTCGCGGTAGTCCTTGCCCTTCGCCTTCGCCAACCGCGCCACGCTCGCCATCGTCAACATGCTGGTCCTCCGCCGATTCGACCCAGGTTACGCGTCACTCGCCCAGCCCGGCAAGGAACGCAGTTCCACGGGTCGCCCCGCCATCCTCGCGTGCGCGATACCCAAGCCCATGCCCGTGCTGATGCCCAGGTCCGTGTACGCGACCGTGGCGTGGGCCACCAGCCCCCACTCGAACCCCAGCGCCACGCCCAGGTCGCGTTCCACGGGGTCGTCGTCGTCCAGCGCGTCGGTGTACATCCGGTGGCTCGCAAACGGGGCTTCTCCACGCCCGATACAATCACGCTGCGCGTCTCGCAGATAACGCATGTTCCGCGCCACATCGCCCCTGTACGGCGTCTCCACGATCACCCGCCGCCTGCGCTGCTCGGGCTCGCCCCCGGGCTGGCGCCGCGTCTCCAGCGCTCGAAGGAACGCCACCATCGGGAGCGTCTCCGCAGAGACCCACACGCCCGCGGCGTCCGGGTTAAGAATCAGCGCACGCCGCTGGAGCTGGCCTCCTTGGAACCGGAACACGCCCAACCTCCCCAGCCGGACCACGCGCCCCGCCAGCAGGTACTCCAGCAAGTAGATCAAGTCCTACAGCACCCGCCCGATCACACTAGGCTCACGCCAACCGCGCCGCGCCGCGCGCAGCATTCGCCGCGGGCTCACGCCGTGCTGAACAGCGTACGGGAGAACGCCCAGGTAAGCGGGGTCAAACACGCCATTGGCCAGCAGATACGCGGCCAGCTCCGCCTCGCCCTCCGGCGTCGGTGCGTACCCCAGCGCCACGTGCGCCGCGTCGTGCAACCGCATCGAGTACCGTGCCCACGGATCACGGCACATCGTCCCCAGGTCCCACCCGAACAGGTCGACGGCGCGTGGGTCTGGTTCGTCGGACGGAAACGCCGGGTGCAAGAGGCGCCACAGCACCCGCCCCGCGAGCGAGTCCTCCCACCGCGCCACCAGCTCCAGCGCCAGATCCGACGCCAGCGCTGGGTTCGGGGTCGTGTAGATCGTCAGCAAGTCGCGCAGCATCGTCGCCCTCCAGCGCTTCCAGGCGCGCAGGGATCCGGCCCGCTCGAAACGGCGTCATCAGACCCCGCTCGACCAGCGCCGCCTCCTCTACGACCAGCTCGCGCAACATCCGCCGTGCGTCGTCGCACAGCACACCCGTCCGGCACTCAGGGCAGCCCGTTCGCCCGGGGCGTTTACCCCGCCTCTTCGCCACCTTCGCGCTGCCCTCTCGCCACCTCTTGCGGGGGGTTCTTGCTCGACCACAACCAGAGACACCCGTCGCACGTGCACTCGTGCGGGTCGTCGGTCCACATGCCCTCGCCCGCGCCGCAATACCCCGACGGCGCCCCGCCCTCGGGCCGCGTCAAGTGCACCGCGCCACGCGCCACCGCCATTCGCCTGCTGCTCAGTTCACCACCCGCGTCCACTCAGTTCACCACCCGCGTCCACATATACAACGCCCCCGACAACGACACGGGCTCACCGCGTCGCGTCGCGCTCACCTTCATGCCACCCCGCAAGCTCAAGTCGCCGTGCTCAGCGCACCACCGAATACGCCACTCCTCGCCATCGGCCCCCGTGAACCGCGCACCGTCGGGCAGTACCTCGACCGCGGGCGCCAACAGCTCCGCGACGCGCCCATGTATCTGGTCCCACCGTGACACGCCCGTAAGCGACTTCAGCCGGTCCAGCTCCCGCGCGCGGCCTTCAGCACGCGCACGCTCACTGCGCAGCTTCGTGGACATGGTGCTCACTTCTCACGCCCCCTTCCCTCAGCGCCGATCGGTTGATCCGAAACATCAGCCTTTCCCCATCGCCTCATCGAAGCACGGCGAGCACACCACGTCCCCGTCCGCCAGCCCCGACGCCTCCCGGCACCCTTCTTCATCGCACCAGCAGCGGGCGCAGTTGTCGCACACCAAGGCGATGGAAGAAGCCAAGATGCAGATGCAGAAGGTCAGGTCCGCGCCGCACCCGTTGCACTCCGCGCGCTCCTCTACGTCCCCCATCACCCCGCCTCCTCGAAATCAGCTTCCAGCACCACCCGCGCCCGGTCTGTGAGCTGGCCAGCCAGCCCGTCCCCCAGCGCTCCGAGCTGATCGGGGTCGAGCCCGAACCGTTGCACGGCGATCTGCACGGGGTCGACCACGCCCACGTTGACGTTGACCTGGGTCGTCGGCGCGTCCGTCGCCCCGCAGAGCGTGGCCCGGTGCTTCTGCGCCTCCAGCAGTGCCTTCGCCAGCGCCGCGACCTCGCGCGCGTCCGTCTCGCCGGGCACGCACGCCAGCAAGTGGTCCGTGAGCGTGGCCTCCAGCCGCACCGCGTCCCACCACAGCGCCTCACGCCGCAGCGCCAGCGCGCCGTGCCCCAGCGCCGTGAACGCCTTCCGTAGCGCCTTGGTGGCCTTGACGACCTGCGCCACCGTGAGCCCCGTCGCCGCCGCCACTTCCGCAACGGGCACGCCACGCACAAGGCACTCACCAACCACGGACCGCCAACGGTCGAACGCCGCCCCATCCAGACGCGCAACGCCTGGATGGCCTGGAGGTTTGGGGGGCGCAAGGATGCCGCTCAAGCCCCGGTGCTCATGCCCCAAGTCCCGCAGCAACACGGGCTCATCAGGTGCCAGAGGCACCTCGCCCACGACCGCTTTCTCGGCCCATTTCCACCACGTGCCCAGCTTGCACCAACGTGTCCGGTGCAGGCTCTTGTAGCGCACGCGGCCACCGCCGCAGTCGTGCTCCAGCACCTCGCGTTGCTGCGTGCCTCGGTGCCACACGCCACCGACGGGGGGCCAGCCTCGGTCTTCCCGCCTCACAGCCACTCCAGCACCCCGTCCGCGTACTCCCAGGCACGTGGCCCGGGGTCGTTGCCGGCATTGTAGCGCGCCAGCCCCTCGCGGAGCCCGTAGCGCCCCGTGTAGGTCGCCAACGCCTCCATCCCGGCATCCACCACGTCGCAGCCCGCTCGGCGGCCTTCTGGACACCACCAGCGCGGCACAACCTGCATCGGGCCGACCGCCCCCGCGCTGCTTTCGTCGTTGGGCGCCATTCGCGACTCGTGCCACGCCACCGACACAGCCAGCCGGGGGTCGACCCCGCGGGCACGCGCCGCCAGCACCACGTCCACGCAGACCACCGTCCGGCTCACCAGCTCCGCGCCGCGCACGTGCTCCGCCCGCAGTCTTGCGACCGCTGGAGAGCACGGGGCGAAGATCTGGGCGAGTAGGAACGCGATGATCACCGCTCCACGGGCTTCGTGACCATCCCGTGCGAATGCGCCACGTGGGACGCGGCAAACGCCGCCGCAAACACCCGCTGCTCCAGGGTCGTCATCTCGCCTTCAAGCACCATTCTTCTCCCACCACGGCGTACCAGCGCCGTTTTTCATCGTCGCTCAACACGTACCACGCCCGGGAGTGGTCGGGCTGCACGCTCGCAGCACACCACCGCTCGTAGGCTTCCCGGGCTCGTTCGTACTTGGTCATTCACCGGACACTGTAGCCCCACGCCCGTAATTGGTCAAGCCCCTGCCGCCACCCGTGCGCCACGCCCCAGCGCCAGCCGCGTCCCGCCAACCACCCGCCCCAGCGCTGCTGTGCTGGCGAGCCATCGGGGTCCTTGCCGCCGTCGCTCCGCTTCATCTCCAGCCCCGCGCCGGGGCCGACTCCGGCCAGCGCCGCCACGCGTGCCCGTGCCTCCGGCGACAGCGCCCGCAGCGCCTCGACCAGCTCCTGCTCGAAGTCGCTCGCCACGTCCAGATCCGTCGGCTGGCTGAACACCAGCAGGTCGGGCACGCCGATGGCTAACCCCTCCCGCTTCAGCTTCGCCATCTGCCGCGCACGGTCGCGCTTGTTGCCTGCCAACGATGCCCCGTTGGGCACCGACGCGATCAGCAACCCCGCCCTGCGCGCTCGCCGCACCAGCTCGCTCTGCTCTGAGTGCTCGCTCAGCACGAAGAATCCGCCGCCGTTGACCAGACGTAGCTTTCGGACAGGTCCGCAGTCACCGGGAATGGGGGCGGGGGCATCTCGCCCCGGTCACACCGCGCCTCCACCCACGCCCAGAACCACCCGGGCACGAGCTGGGGGACCTCCGCGGGCTGCATGGATAGCTCCAGCTTCAGCCGGGGGTCACTGTGTCTTGCCAGATCACCCGACGCTGCCAACAAGTGTTGATCGTCCACGTCGAACCCCAACGCGCCCAACCGCCGACACGACAGCGCCGGGGTCCAGTAGTTGACCGTCAGGCGCACCGCGCCGAAGCCGCAGGGGACGATCCGCGCTGAGTTAAGGAACCCCTCCGCATCACGCCACAAGAGCGCAGCGCGCCCCTTGTCAAAGAGCGCCCCAGCGCAAGAATTCGCCAAATTCGCCAAAACGGCGCGTTGCGTGGCTTTCACGGCTTTAACCTCCCTGGTAGCGGGTGAACCCCCGCTAGGTAGCGGGTGGGTGTCCTGAAAACGTCCCAAAAACCCCATGTTTCCGGCAGTATAGCACAAGGGTAGCGGTAGTAGCGGGAAAACGCTTGGGAGTCCCTATACATATGCGTATATAGACTCCCAGAGCCTCAACCGCTACTTCCGCCAGCTTTTCTGTAAAGCCCCGCGGTGATTGGAGAAAGTGGGTAGCGGGTAAAGTGCTTTACCCGCTACCCAACCGCTACCACCCGCTACCCCGATTACGCACATTTCTAACATGGCCGGTGTACTTCCCTCCCTAGAGCAATTGATTACACCGCAAAATACCAACGCACGCCTTTGACCTTGTTGGTCCCCACGCCTGGGATCGTCTTGACGCGCTCCCCGAACACCCTACCGGAGAGCTGGTTTCGGTAGCCGTTCAGCTTGGCCCATTCCACGTATCGGTTGTAGAGCTGGCTAGCGCCGATGCGCCATGATTCACCCGCCACGGCGTCGTCTTCGTCCATGAAGCAGGCGACCTGATCTGCCCGGCTTCGCCAGTCACGGGTGATGCGATCACAGCTCCCAGGCTTCACATACCCCCCGCGGGCGAGCACCCCGGGCACCGCCTCTACAGCCCACGACATGATGAGCCCGCGCTGGGTCTCGATGAGCCGCTGGGTCAGCGTGCGGTCCTGCTCGTGCTCCGCGAAGACGCGGGGGAACGGTAGCACCTTCCAGCGGCGCCAGAAGCCGTGTGAATGGTCGCGGACGCCCGGCAACGCGTTAGCGCTGAACAGGTGGCCCGCGCGCGGGGTGAAGTCGAACGGGGCGCCGTAGATCGCACGCGCCTCGGTCACGTCCCCGCTGATGATGCCCTTGACCTTCTCGCTGCTCATCATCTCGACTTCGGGCAGCTCCGACACGAGGTTGACCCGGGACCCCGCCAGCCGAGCGCGCCGGTACTCGTCGCCCCACTCCTGGGGGCTGATGGCTGTGACGGTCTTCCGGTCGAAGAGCGAGCGCACCACGTCCAGCAGCACGGACTTCCCGTTGGCCCCGCCGCCCAGCAGGATGAACGCCTGCTGGAAGCGGGTGGCGAGGCCCATCGCGTAGGTGCCGATGATCTCCCGCACGAGCTGGATCATGTCGCCCACGTCGGGCAGGGGTTCGAAGACTTCGCCCAGGTAGCGCAGGAAGGCCCCAGGCGTCGCCCCCGGCTGAAACTCGAAGGGAACGGCTACCGTCGCCCGGTGCGCGGCGTCGTGGGGCCGCAGGGTGCCCTCCTGGCCCACGAAGCCGTCGGCGAAGACCACCCCGGGCTCCTCGTGGTCGAAGTAGCCGGGGGTCCGGTGTTCGCGCAGCATGACCCCTGCGACGCCCTTGCAGTCGTTGTCCCGCAGCTTCAGGTTGGTGAATCGGTCGTTGCCGTCGCGGTCGACCCCGGCACGGATGGGGAAGCCGGAGAACCGCGCCGCGCGCCGCGCCAGCTCCTCGCCATCGCTCGACTCGTAGAGCCCCAGCGCCGCCGAGTATGCCCAGAGCATCCCGCGGTCGCCCACGGTGTCGTCGGGCAGCTCCGCCAGCAGGCGCCGTGCAACCTCGACGTGGTCCCCCAGCGCCAGCGGTCGGTCGTCCGCCACCGCTTCCGGCTCTGCGCGCGCGCCTGCTTCCCAGCGCTCCGCGCTGCGCGCGATGGCTGCGACTTCGCGGTGTGGCAGGGGCGGATCGCACTGCGCCTCATTCCGGGTTTGCAGCTCCTCCAGCAGCGCCGTGCCGCCGAGCCCGCGCCCGCGCAGCTGGCCCGCGACGCGTACGAGAAAGTCGTTGCGCCGGCCTTCGCCCTGTGCGCCCAGCGCTTCCAGGGGCAGCCGCGCGTCCGCGATGCCGTCGAACATGCCCTCCAGCCCGAGCGCGCTGGGCAGCGCGTCCAGCTCGATGCGGGGGATGGCGTCGAGCCCGCCCGAGCGGAGCCGCTGGGGCTCGCCGCCGCGGTTGACGAACGGCAGGCGGTAGCAGCGGGACCATTGGCCGAGCGTTGCGGGGTCGACCCGGGAGCCCGCGGCATCGACCATTGCCGCCGCGCGCCGCTGGATGACCTCGAACTGCTGGATGGTGACGGGATCCGGCGTGGCGAGGAGCATCCGCCCGCCGCCGCGGGTGTCGTACCACGCGAAGCCCAGCTCGTCGGCGACGGCGCGGAACTTCTCGCGCCAGCCCGGGGGCAGCTCGTCGGGGTGGCCTTCGGGCTCGCAGTCGAGCGGGATCACCTGCAACCGGATCGGGTACGTGGGGTCCTTGGCCACGTCCTTGAGCAGCCGGGGGCACGCCGCCGCGCCCTCCAGCCAGTACGGGACGAAGTGCGCGTCCGTGTCGTAGATGCGTCGGAGCGCGTCCGTGGTCACCGTCTCGTATGCTGCGCCCGCGGGCTCGTCTTCGCTCCACCCCAACACACGTGCCTGGGGCCACACCTGCCCGAGAATCAAGACTGACCCCCGAACACGAGCTGGCCCCACCCGCCTACCTCGACGTGGAGCGCCTCTTCGGGGTCCATCCCCGTCGCCGCGTGCGTCACGTCCGCGGGCATGATCAGAGAGACGCGGTAGAGCCGAGCGAACCGCGTGATGCCGAGCGCTTCCAGGGACGACCACCACCGCCGCTCTACCGCCCCCGTGCGTAGCCAACGGGCGACCGTCTGCCGCGTCGCGCCGACCTGTTTCCCGAGGCGCTCGTTAGACAAGCCGCGCACGTCGAGATACTGCTGAATCGTCAAGGTCCCTCCCTGAGAGCGCGTTTTCGCCCCGCGCCCGTTCCTTGCTGGCCTTGGTTAGTGCCCGTGGGCTTGGGTTTTCCCCTTTGAGCTACGGGCTTTAACCGGAATCGACCCCGAACATACGGGCCTAAACCCCCGTGGTACAAGCGTTTTTACTAAAAGCTAATCCCCGCTGTGAGAAAAGGGGTTGCGTTACTTGGTCAAGGTCTGGGATGGTCTCCGTGGGTCGCAAAACGGCGCCCCGGAAAGAGCAGCACGATGAGCGATTGGATCCACGAAGACACCCCCGACGCCAACGAAGACGCCGAGCGCCAACTGGGCGGGCTCGACCGCGCGTCAACCAGCATCGATGACGTGGTGGAGAGCGCGGACGGCAGCGTCCACATCGTCTTCTACGACGAGACCCTGCGCACGACGGACCCGCTCGACTACGACGACCTCCCAGAGTGGGCGGCGGTCATCGCGGACGAATACTTCGAGGATGAGGCGTTCGACCGCTACGCCGACCGCGTGACCCGCCGCGCGGAGAGCGGGTGGGCACAGTGAGCGCCCTTGATTCCCTGGTGACGTGGCGCCTCGCGCGCCGCCCGCGCGCCGAGTTGCTGCTGATGCTCACGGGCGCCGAGCACCCCCAGCAGCGCGCCAGCCTGATGGCTGGCGCCCTGCGCAACGAGAAGCCCGAACTGGGCGTGCTGCACGCGGAGCTGACGATGCGCGCCGCCCGCGACGTGCTGGCGCTGACCGACATGCTCGACGGCGAGCCGGGCCACGCCCAGGCGGCCGAGCTGGGCATCACGCCCGACAACCGCGGCAAGGTCGCCGAGTACATGCGCCGCTGGATCGCGCTGCGCGCCGACAACCCGACCGACGCCGACCGCGCGCACTTCGCGCTGGAGCTGAAGCCCGCGGGGCAGGGGCGGTTGCTGTGAGCGACGCACGACGCGACCTGATCGACGCGCTGGTGTTGGCGCTCAAAGGCGCCGCGCTGCGCGACGGCTACAACGCGGCCCGCGTGCGCACCCGCGACGTGGTTGACGCGCTGGACGCCTACCTGACACCGCGTCACGGGACGCTGCGCGACGACCCCGAGTACCGCGCGCTCGTCCGCGAAGCCCGTGAGCACGCCGCCGACGCGGCGGAGTGGCAGCGAGACGCCGAGTGCGCGAACGACCGCGACGAAGTGCTGGTCGCACAGCAGGCGTCCGCCGATGCGGACCGCGCGTTGGAGGAGCTGGAGGTGCTGGTCGCACAGCAGGCGTCCGCCGATGCGGACCGCGCGTTGGAGGAGCTGGAGAGCACGCACGCGCCCAGCGCGGGCGACGCCGTAGTGGTCATAGAGGGCGCGTACAAGGGCTGGGTCGGCTACGTGGTGCAGCTCTGCGAGCGAGACTCCGAAGCCGTCGCTGACGTGCGAAGGCACCGGCGCCGCGTTCCCGGGGCGCTGCTGGCCCTGTTCGGCACGTGCGGGGACCGCGCCAGCCGCCACCTCGACCGCGGGGACTTCCGCGTAGTGGAGCCGGGCTGATGAGCACGCCCGACGACTGGCACACGCTCACCCGACGGTGCCCCCGTGGGCACGTCTACCACCCGTCGGACGGCGGGTGTTGTGCCTGCGCCGACGAAGACGATTTTGAGCCCCTGTGGGCACGCAAGCGCCGCGAGGCGCGCGAACGAAAGGTGCGCCGACGATGACGACGCTGGACGAGCTGTTTGAAGCTTCGGGCACGCCCGAGGAGGTTGTGCACGGGCTCGCGGTCATTCGCGATATGGGCAAGGCCAACATGGTGGATTTCGCCGCGGTGCTCGACCTGTTGGAGCAGGCGTGTGAGCTGGGGGTCACCGCGTGCGGACGCCTTCTCGCGCACGATCGCCGAGCAGACGACTGTGCCGCAGCGCTCGACGCGCTGCGCGAGCTGGCCCAGGCGCCCCGCCACACGCGCGGCCGGCTCTACATGGAGCTGCTGCGGCACCCCGCGTGGGGCGAGCTGTGAGCAAGCTGGGACGAGCGCCTGTGGAGCTGCACCTGATCGGGGTCGCGGTGCTGGACGTGCCCGAGGAGTACCAGGGCGTGGATGCACAGACGATCTGCGAGCTGGAGTACGACAACCGCGACGCTGCGCGCCGGCTGCTGGCCGATCTGCTGCTCCACGGTGACGTGAAGCTCCAGATCCGGGTCGTGGGGGACCGCTCGCTGCTCCTGGCCGGGCGCACCGCCCGGTTCACCGCCACCGACCCTAAGCCCACACAGCCGCCACCCGCGCCCGCGCGGACGGGCGGACATGAACCGGACATCGACGGACATGAACCGGACATCGAGCCCGTGCGCGTGCTGCTGAAGACCCTGAAGGGACGCAAGTACCACGTACACGGCATTCCCGGTGACTGCGGACCCGTCCCAGCGCCATGCGGGCAGGTTCCGAGCCGACTGGCGGGTGCGACGACGAGTGCACGGCGCAAGGACATCTGCGCGCGCTGCTGGAAGCTGGCCGAGTGGCAGCACAGCGGCGGCGGACGGTTCACGCCGCGATGAATGAAGACGCCCGACGCCGTGCCCTACGCGCCGGCTTTGGTGTCCCTACGAGGATCATCCGCGTGACCCCCGCGGGTGCGTGGCTGGTGACTGAGTGGACCGTGGGCCTTGGCCCCCGATCCGGTGCCTTCGAGCTGGTGAAATTTGCAACGGGCTGCGAGCCCAAGGAGACGAGAAGATGAGCGATCCGATGAGCCACGACCACGACGACCGGATGGTCTCCCCCGCGGAGCTGGTGAAATACCCCGCCCCGCCCCGCACCGCGACCTACACCCCCGTCGCACATACCGACGTGCTGGACGTGGTGCTCAACCGCGCCCGTTGCGCCGGGCTCAGGCCCGCGGACGACGAGTTCGTGGGCCTGATCCTGGCCAAGAATGGCCGGCGCATGTTCGGAACCGCCCGGTACATCCACACCGTGGAGGGGCGCGTGATCACGCTGGGCTTCCGCAACAGCTACGACAAGAGCACCAGCATCGGCATCGCGACCGGGCAGACCGTCATGGTGTGCTCTAACATGATGTTCAGCGGGCGAGACGCCACCTTCATGCGCCGCCACACCGGCAACGCGCTGGTGGAATTCGGCGAGCGCGTCGCCAAGGCGCTGGCCAAGAGCCGCGTGGAAGCCGCCGCGCTCGACCGCGACGTGGCCGCGCTGACCGCGAAGGCGTGCAGCCTGGACGACGGCTACGGGGTCATGGGCCGCGCGCTGGGCCACCGCATCACCACCCCGACCCAGACCAACGAGGCGATGCGCGCGTGGCGCGAGCCCCGCCACGAGGCGCACCAGACGCGCAACGGCTGGGCGCTCTACAACGCGTTCACCCAGGGGCTCAAGCACGGGGAGATGGAGCTGGCCCGCTACGCCAAGGTGCACCGCTTCCTGCTGGCCGAGGCAGGGCTACGTCAAGCGGCCTAAGCGCCGAGTGTCGGGGACCGCAGCGGGCTACGTCAAGCGGCCTAAGCGCCGAGTGTCGGGGACCGCAGCGCAAGACGCGGCGCGGTCCCCGACAACTTGACCAAATAAACGTTGCATAGGGTGTGTCTGCTGTGGGACAGTGCCCCCTTGAGCGAACGAAGGAGGACGAGATGACCGACTGGGACCTGCTCGTGGCCGACCTAGACGCCGTCAGCCACCGGCTGTTCTCCGCCAAGTCCCAGGCGCTCCGCGCCCGGGACTTCCCGGCTTACGACAAGGCGCGGCGAGCCTTGTACGCCGCCATCGAGGCGAAGCACGGCGTCGACGAAGAGGAGATCGACCTCGAACTGGAGCGGCGCGGCGACGTCGCCTCCGCGCGCTGATGCAGCTGCGCGACACGCTCGCCGACGGACGGAGGAAAACATGACCATTGATAGCCGCACCGGATTGACCGTACGTCTAGGGCCCGTACGTCTAGGGCAAAGGATCCTTGGGTGGTACCCTCAGCTGGCGGATAAGTGGGGCGGGGACCTTAAGGTTGTCGGCCCTTACGCCGCGGGGAACCCGGACGAAGTTGTAGTTAGAAACGTCGCCGGGGATACGATGGCAGTGCGATGGGTTGAGCTGGCTCTCCCATGAAGCACACGCTTCCCACCGCCTTGACGGACTTCCACAGCCTAGCGGACTGGCTGCGGCAGACCGCCATCGCGTACGACCGCGAGGGGCTGAAGCTGGCGGCGGACGACCTGCTCGAAATCGAGCGGTACGTGGAGACGGTGGAAGCCGACGCCCGCACGGGCCGGCTGCTGTCCAACACGTACACGCTCACGCCCGAGCTGCCCACGTACGCGGACGCCGTGCTGGCGTCTGTGTTGGAGGCGCACAACCTGGAGCCCGACGTGTTCGACCTGTGGGACGACGTGCTCAAGATGTTCGGCACCCCCGGGGACATGGACGGGTTGGAGGAACACGCGCGGCGCCTGATGGCGTACCGCGACGCGTTGGCGCTCGTGCTGGGCGTGGCTCCTGACCACCTGGACTCGCTCCCCACGGAGGAGCTGGAGGGAATTGAACCGTGAGCGCCGCAAAGGTACTGCCTGAGAAGTCGTCCAACGTGACGCCTGGGGACGCGGAGAACATGCTGCGCCGCTTCGGGTTCACGAGCCGGCGCACGAAGCACGGGTTGTTGTGGAAGCACCCCAGCGGCGCGCGGACGCAGACGCCCGGCAGGGGGCACGGCCGCCGCCTGGGATACGAGAACATTCGCAAGATCAACCAAGCGCTGATCGAGAGCCAAGCGCACGCGATGCCGCCCAACGCGGACATCGTGATCACCGACCCTGACACGGGCGAAGTGAAGACCGTGATCACAAAACCGTTGCCGGGGCTGGGCGAGCCCCAGGTGTACACGGTGCGAGACATCGAGCCGCCGCGGAAGTTCGCGTGCGGTCCGCAGTTGTCAGAGGAGCCCGAAGAGGAGGATCAGGTGGGACGCAAGCGACGTGGAACGAAGACGCAGACGCAGCCGCCCGCGCAGCCAGCGGCGCCGGAGAAGCCCGAGAACCCCCTGGAGACCATGCTGGTTGACGCGCGGTCGACGTACGAGCTGGCGCTGGAACTGATGACGGACCCCAAGCTGGAGGGCCAGATCGACGAAGGCGCGCGCGTGGTCGAGAAGCTGGTGCACCAGCTCCGCACGGCGGAGGAGGGGTTGGAGGTGCTCCGCGCGAAGCGCGCCGCGTCGCGGGATGAGTGCCGCGGATCGGCTTCGCAGGCGATCAAGGATATCCGCGCCGCCTGCCAGCTCCTCCGCATCGACTTCCCCGACGACCTGATGCCGCTGCCCACATCGCGCGACGTGGGCGTGCTGGGGGAGCGCTGGCGTGCAGCTCTACCCGGTCGGGTCCAGTCGCGGACGGTGGACCGGATGCGGTTGGTGGAGGAGCTGGCAGCGTCGGGGGAGCCGTTCAAGCTCAGCGACCTGGAGGCGCTGGGGATGCCCGACCAGTCCGCGCAGCGGCTCATGGGACTGGCCGACGACGCGGGGCTGATCAAGATCAGCGGACGCACCGCCGACGGGCGCGGGCGCAAGACCGTGCTGACCTGGGTGGGCACCTGATGCCCGACGACAGCGGCAACAAGCAGTGGGAGCACGTCAGTCCGTCGCAGCTCAAGACGTACGGCAGGTGTGCGCGCAAGTGGTGGTGGGAGAAGATCCGGGGCCACCGCCAGCCCGACACGCCCGCGACCCTCCGCGGCAAGCGCGTGCACCAGCAGATCGAAGACGCGCGCCGCGACGGCACGCCGCCCGCCGACCCCGTGGCGCTCGCCATCTTGGAGCACGTGGGCTCCGAGCGCGTGCCCGCTGACCGCCTGGAGTGGGACTTCAAGATCCTGGTCCCCCGCTGGGCGGTCCCGCTCAAGGGCGTGGTCGACTCCGTGGAGCCCGAGCTGAACCGGATCACGGACTACAAGACCACGTCCAACTTCAAGTACGCACGCACGCCGGAGGAGCTGCTGAACGACCCCCAGGCGCTCTGTTACGGACGCGCCGGGGTGCTGCACCGCGGGTTCAAGGCCGAGGGGCTGCGCTTCCGCCACGTCTACGGACGGACGCGCGGCGCCGTGCGCACCCTGGAACGTGAGTGCACGTTCACCGCCGCCCAGCTCGACCGCGGCATGGACGAGCTGGGCGAGAAGACACACGTGATGGCGAAGCTGGCCCTGCTGGTCGACGCCGCGATAATTCCCGACAACACAGACGCGTGCGACGACTACCGGGGATGCCCCCACCGTGGACGTTGCGCTGTGGTAGGACCGCCCCCTGCGTGGGCTACCAAGAAGACGAAGAGAGGATCCGACATGCCCCCCAACCCCCTCCTGGCGCGGCTGAACAAGAAGAAGCCGGCCACGCCCGCGGCGCCCGATCCGGTCGCGGCGTTCCGCGAGAAGATGAAGGCGCAAGCCGCGAAGTCCCAGGCGACGCCCGCGCAGCCCGAGCCGGACATCACCTACGCCATCGGCGACCGCGTGGTGCTCCTCAACGGGGTGAGCACCATCAAGAGCTTCGTGGGCGACGACGCCGCCGAGCTGGCGGACGGGCGCATGGCGTACCTGCGCGAACTGACCGCCGCGCCCGTCAACGGCACGGACCAGACCGCGGTCGAGCACGACCCGCTGCGCGACGGCATGAACCCACCCGACGGCGTGCCCGCGGACCAGACGGCTACGCTCCCGCCCGCGAGCCGACGCGCCGTGCGGCTGCCCGAGGGGTGCCCCCACGCGGGGGGGCTGTGCTCGACGCTGCGCAAGGGGCAGGCGACCGAGGCGCGCACGTGGCTGATGACGAAGTTGAAGCTGGCCGAGCCGTACGGCAAGGTGGGCGCTGGCCGAGCATGTGCGACTGACTACAAGGCCGACTGCCTCACCCTCAGCGTCAAGCTGGAGGAGCGAGGCCCCTGGGACGCACCGAACGCGGAGGGCTCCGCCCAGCCCCCCGCCGAGGGCGCCGCGCACAGCGCGCCGTCCTGCGACCCCGCCCCGGCGTCCGAGCCCACCCTGGACGCCGGGAGCGGGGGTCCCGCGACCCGCGACGCCCAGCGCCATGCGGGCGTCGTGAAGCCGAGCGTGGTGAACCACACCGTGGCGAGCTGGATCGGGGCGCGCACGCTCGTGCTGGTCGGCACGGTCCCCACCGAGTCGATCCCGTATACGCACCTGTCCGACGTGATGGCGCCGTTCTACGCCGCCGTCGAAGAGGAGGAGGGGGCGCCGCACATCGGGCTGGTCAAGGACTTCAGCATCACCGGCTACGCGAAGGCCGCCGCCAAGCTGCGTGTGGCGCTGGAGACCGGCGCCGTGGAGCTGCCGGACGTGATCCTGGCGTCCACCAACCTGGACGGCGCGCGCGAGGCGCTGGGGGTGCTGACGCGCTTCTGCGCGGTCGTGGTGCGACCGTGAGCGCTGCCGAGGGAGGGGCCAGCGCCCGAGCTGCTGCCGCGGACGTGTTCCCCGTCCTGACGTTCTTCGAGCACTCGCACCTGATGCCGCACCTGCAAGCGGTGTCCGCCCCGTACACCCACCTTGCGTACGGGGTCGCCATCGAGGCGATGCGTGTGGATCTGCACGGGGAGTCATTCCCCGCCGCCGCCTACGAGGAGACCAACGCGGGGCTGCGCAAGCTGCTGGAGGCGAAGGACTGCGCCGTGCGCGCGTTCATCGCCGCCCGAAACGCCGCCGCGCGCGGCAAGGCCAAGGAGGCGTCGTGATCCGGTTCCGCACCACCGACGGCGCCCGCGTGGCGTTCAACCCCCGCGGCAAGGTCGAAGCCGTCACCAGCTCCGACGAAGAGAAAACCACCACGGTTACCGTCGTCACGACCGACGCGACGGGCAAGACGAGCTGGACCTGGGCGCTGGACACGGGCCAGCCCGATTGGGTCGACACGCTGACCGCGCTGCTGAACCTGCTGGAGACCCCCTGATGGGAACGGCGAAGGCGAAGCGCGCGCCCAGCCCCGAGGAGGTAGCGCACTCGCAGACCCACCCGCTCACGTTCGGCCCCCTGGGCTGGCGCGCGGTCATGGGGCTGCTGTGGATGCTGGTCCGGCGCAAGCGCCCGATCATCCTCGTGGGCGTGCGCACCAAGGCACACGGGGAATGGCGCGGGCGCACCCGGCGCGTGTGGACCGAAATCACCGCCAGCTCGATGCAAGTTCGCGACGAGAAGGCGCTGGCGAAAGAGCTGGCCGCGGAGCTGGCGGAGAAGCGCGCCGAGGAGACGACCACATGAAGCCCGGCGACGTGCTCACACGCGATGAAGCGAATACGCTGCCTGACGGCGCACGCATCCGACGCATTGACGGGGAGCACGCGCCGTACCCGCCGCTTGAGCGGCGTAAAGGGCTGTGGTGGGCGACAGTGCTAGCCAGCGAGTGCGGCGTAGGTATCAGCTCCGGCGCCTGGGAGTACGGCGTAGGCATCGGCTCCGGCGCCTGGGAGTACCTGGGGACGTGAGCAGCGAACAACGCCTCATCATGGAGAGCGTGCGGGACGCGACGCCGTCCCCGCGCCCCTGGACGTTCCCGTGGCGCGCGATGGCGCTGGGGCTCGTGTGCGGCAACCTCGTGGCGTGGTGGATCCTCCGATGACGACCGCCGCTCAGCTCCGCGCCCGGCTCCGCGCCCGGCGCGATACCCAGCTCCGCGCGCAGACGCCGCCCGATCACCCCGGGCCGCCCTTGAACGAGCTGCTGGCGCGGACGCGCGTACGCAAGGCACCGCCGCCCGAGACGCAGCGCATCGCCCAGCTCCCCCGCACCGACTACACCGGGGTCGACCTGACCGACATGCTCAAGGCCCCGGACGGGCAGATGGCGCTGCGCCCGCTCCAATCCGCCGCGTTGTACGCGCTGCGCGATGCGGGCGGGCTCGTGGCCCCGATCGGGGTGGGCCACGGCAAGACCCTGATCGGGCTCCTCGCTGGCAAGGCGCTGAGCCTGCCCGCGAGCGCGTGGCCCGTCGAGGTACCGCACAGCCGCCCCGTGGACCGCGTGCTCTACCTCACTAACGCGGGGTGCGTGAACCAGACGCGCCGCGCCGTGATCGAGATGGCCGCCCATTGGGAGCTGCCGCCCAACATCACCGTGCGCAGCTACAGCGAGCTGTCGCAGCCCACCGCGTCCGCTGCCTTGGCGGAATGGATCGGATGGCCCCCGGAGCGCGCCCTGGTGGTGCTGGACGAGGCCCACAAGCTCAAGCGCCCCGAGGCAGCGCGGACGAAGCGGTTCCTGCGCGCCTGGAAGGCGCTCAAAGGGGTGCGCTACATCGTCACCAGCGGGACCCTGATCAGCCGAAGCCTGAAGGACGCGGCGACGCTGTCCGCCGTCGCGCTACGCGACCGCTCGCCCCTGCCCCGGAGCACGTCGCACCTGCAAGCGTGGTGCGACTGGATAGACGACCGCGGGATCCCGAACGCGGGGAGCTGGGGCACACTGCGCCCGCTGCTTGACTTCGCGGGTCCCAACGCCGCGCTGCTCCCCGCCCAGCAGCGCGCGCGGCGCGCGTTCAGCGAGCGGTTGCGTAGCTGCCCCGGTGTCGTGGCGAGCGCGGAGGGGGCGCTAGACCTGAGCCTTCAAATCCGGCGCCTGCGAGACCCCGCCCCCCCGACCGAGGTGCTGGGGGCCATGCGCACGGTCGAGGAGCTGGGCGCGCGCCCCGATGGCGAGGTGTTCGAAGACGATTTGAGCGAGAGCCGGACCCTCCGCCAGCTCGCCAGCGGCTTCTGGTACCGCTGGGATTGGGGCGAAGAGGGGCCGGACCTGGAGTGGATGGACGCCCGGCGCGAGTGGCACCGCCAGCTGCGCGCCGAGCTGCGCACCAATAGCCGCGAGCACTACGATTCCGCGTTGTTGGTGACCAACGAGCTGGACCGGCGCATGGCCCGCGGCGAGCGCACGGGGGAGATGGGGCGCGCGCTGGTCGAGTGGCGCGAACAACGACTGCGACGACCAGACCCACCCCCCACGGTCCCCGTCTGGGTGTCCGACTTCCTGATGCGCGACGCCGCGGCGTGGCTCGCGGGCGGTCGCGGGCGGCTGCTCTGGTACGAGTCGCGCGCGGTCGCCGACGCGCTCGAAACGCTGGGCTGCACCGTGGTTCGAGCGGGCGACGACCCGCCCCTGGAAGGCGACCAGTCCGTGGCGCTCAGTGTGCTTTCGCACACTGTCGGTTTGAACTTGACTAACTGGTCAAGTAACCTGATCATCGAGTGCCCCTCATCCGGTGAGATGTGGGAGCAACTGCTGGGGCGGACACATCGGCCGCCCCCGCCCGGGAAGACACGCGATGTGGAGGAGGTGACCGCCGACGTTTACACACACTGCGCCGTGATGAGCGAGGCGTTTCGGGGGGCGCGGACGAATGCCCGAATGCTCGAACAGACGACCGGGGCGACCCAGAAGCTCTGTTACGCCGACATAGACTAAAGTACACGCAACAAGAGACACGCAACAAGAGACCTGGAGATAGACCAATGGGATACGTTCCCGGCCAATTCGATGACGTGGGCGACGCTGACCTGCCCGGCCACGACCGCTACCCCTTCCTGAACCAGCAGCCCCCCGGTGACTACATGCTGGAGGTGCTGGAGCTGCGTGGGTTCTTGACCCGCGCCAAGGTGGCGTGCTTCGCGGCCGACTTCGCGGTGCTCAGCGGGCCGGAGGGTGCCGCCCCCCGTGTGTGCTTCATGGCCACCCGCGGCTCGCACTACTACGACCGCGACATCAAGTCATTGGCCAACGCCTTGACGGACGGAGAGGCGCCCGACGACATCAACGGGCCGATGGTGGAGGCGATGTGCGAAGACGACCAGCCCGCGAAGGGTTGCGCGGTGTTCTCGGTCGTCTACGACAAGGACCAGAAGACGCCCACGGGTGAGCTGACGGGCGGTTCCATCCGCGTGAACACGTTCGCGCCACCGCCGACGGCATAGCTCGACGCGGCATAGCTCGACCGTCGGCGCGCTCGACCCCGGGACACCCGGTCGGGCGCGTCGTCGGTCCCCAGCTTCCAGAAGACGAGGAGCCGTTTTGAACGACGTGATTGAGTGGGCGCGATACGAGACAGTGAGAGGTACGCGCTTTGAGGCTAGGCACCAGGACATCGACCTCGTGGTGTGCTGGGGCGAGTGGTCGTGGGATTGGTCTGCTGACGCGGCAGACGGAACGCGCAGCGACTCGACAGCGCACACCGTGCGTGCAGCAAAGGAGGCTGCTGAGGACGCGGCCTACAAGGCGAGGCCTGATGACAACCCGTGAACTAGCAGTGGGACGTGGGACCATGAAGCTCCTCGCATTCGACACTGAGACGGCCCTGACCGCCCCCGGGAGGCAAGCGCCCCCGATGGCGTGCCTGACCTGGGCGAACCCCAAACAGGCCGGTATAGACGACCCTGACGTGGGCTGGCGCCGCATACGCGACGCGTTCAAGGACCCCGACACCTACGTGGTGGGCTCAAACGTCGTCTACGATCTGGGCGTGCTCGTCCAGCATGACCCCCGCATCCTCCCGCACATCTTCACTGCGCTCGACGCGGGCCGCATCGGCTGCACCCAGGTGCTCTCCCAACTCCATTACATCGCCGGCAAGCAGACGCGCCCCCAGCACGGGCTCGACGTGATGAGCGAGATGTGGCTGGGGCAGAAGCTCGACGGCAAGAAGCGCGGCGACGCGTGGCGCTTCCACTACCGCAAGCTGATCGGGACCCCCGTCGCCAACTGGCCCGCGCGAGCCCGGGAGTATCCGGTCACGGACGCGCTCACCAGCCGCGACGTGTTCGTGGCTCAGCAGGAATGGCAGGTGCCCGACCTGGATGCCCAGATGCGGGCCGCCTGGGCGCTGCACGTCATGCGCTGCTGGGGCTTCCGTGTCGACGCCCCCCGCGTGCACGCGTTGGACGCCCGGCTGCGTCCGCCCGTGGAGGTAGTCCGCGCCGAGCTGGCCAAGTTGGGGATCTACCGACCCAACGGGACCAAGGACACCGAGCTGCTCAAGGCGCTGATCACCCGCGCGTACGACGGGCACCCGCCCATGACCGACCCGTCCGAGCGCTTCCCGATGGGGCAGGTGAAGACGGCGGAGGAAGTGCTCGAAGACAGCGGCGACCCCGTGCTGCGGAAGCTCGCCAGCATCGCGAAGAACGAAAAGGAGCTGGCCGCGTTCCTGCCGATGCTGCTGGAAGCCGCGCGCACGGGGCTGCCCGTCTGCCCCTACTGGAACGTGCTCGTGCGCTCCGGCCGCACGAGCTGCCGCGGGCCGAACGCCCAGCAGCTCCCGCGCCGGTCGGGCGTGCGTGAGTGCGTGGTCCCGCGCGATGGAAACGTCTTCTTCGGCGCCGACTACAGCATCGCGGAGCTGCGCTCGCTCGCGCAGGTGCTTTACAACATCTTCGGCCCCAACGAGATGCGCACCGCGCTGAACGCTGGGCAGGACTTGCACGTGCTCACGGGTGGCCGCGTGATCAACGTGGGCTACGAGACTGCCAAGGCGCGATACGACGCAGGCGACGCGCAGATGAAGGAAATGCGCCAGCTCGCGAAGGCCCAGAACTTCGGTTTTCCGGGTGGTTTGGGCGCGGAAACGTTCGTAGGCTACGCCGAAGGCTACGGCGTTTCGCTGAGCGTGCAGCGGAGCAAAGAGCTGCGCCGGATGTGGCTCGACACCTTCCCATCCATGCGCGGGTACTTTTCCTGGGTCTCGCGCAAGGTCTCCAACGGTCCTACGACGTTCGTGCAGCCCTACTCTGGCCGCTTGCGCGGGCGCACGGGCTACACGGACGGCTGCAACACGCTGTTTCAGGGGCTCACCGCCGACGGCGGGAAGCGCGCGCTGTACGAGGTGACGCGCCGGCAACTCCTCGACCGCTCCAGCGCGCTGTACGGGACCCGGCTCAACGTGTACGTGCACGATGAGCTGGTGGCCGAGGGGCCGGAGGAGCAAGCCCCCGAGGCTGCCGACGAGCTGGCGCAGGTGATGGTGCAGGAGATGAGCGTGGTGGCCCCCGACGTGAAGCACGATGCGGATCCGTACTTGATGCGGCGCTGGCAGAAGGGCGCGAAGACGATTCGCAACGAGCACGGGCGCCTGATGGTCGCCGGGTGAGCGACCGCCCCCCGCTGCCCGCCCCGCCCGGCGTGTCCGTGGCCGTCTCCGAGGTGACGTGCTGCGGCGACTGCCCCTTCGGTGCTCCGCGCCTGGACGGCAACGCCATCGCGCGCGGGCTGGAGTGCAACCTGCTGGGCGAGCCCGTGGGACCCGAGCTGCCGCCACACTGCCCGTTGCGGCGGGAGACCCGGATCGTGCAACTCAAGAAGGAGGCCCGATGAACCGGAGGAGACGACGAGATGAGCAGCACTAGAGGGACGAGCGACCCCCAGCGCGACGCGCGCGACTTCTACCGCACCCCCGAGTGGTGCGTGCGCGAGCTGTACCGAACGCACCCGGGACTGCCCCACCCGACCCTCGACCCCTGCGGGGGGGACGGGGCGCTGATGCGCGCGTGCCCCGTGCCGAACCAGATCCGCGGCGTGGAGCTGGACCCCGAGCTGGTGCGCGCGGCGAACGCGCCCGCGTCGCGCACGGTCCCGCTGCGCCTCAACCAAGGCGACGGGCTGGCGCTGGGCTGGCGCGGGGAACACGTCCTGATGAACCCGCCATACCGCGATGCGCTGGAGTGGGTCGTGAAGGGGGTGGAGGAAGCGGACAGCGTGCTGGCGCTCCTGCGCCTGGGGTTCATGGGCTCGCAAGCGCGTATGCCGTTCTGGGTAGCCAACACGCCCCGCGCCGTCGTCACGCTGGCGAAGCGCCCCAGCTTCACCGGCAAGGGGTCCGACTCCGCCGACTACGCGTGGTTCTTCTGGACCAAGAGCCCGAAGCTCCAGACGCGGCTCACGACGCTGAGCTGGATCTGCGATTCACAGGTCGTCGACCCGTAGCGTAAGCGCCCGGTTGACGCACCGCGCACACACCCGCGCGGCGGGGGTTTGCGGTGCTCCGCGCAGCTTGACCAAATAAAATGTTGCATAGGGGCGCGGTGTTGTGGGACAACCTCTGTGGGCGCTCAAAACGGGGCGCCAGAAGCAGCAACGGAGGACAAATGAAGTACCCGAACATCGGCCGCGCATCGGACGCCTACCAGCGAGGCAAGAGCGCCTACCAGCGAGGCACGCGCGTGAGCCGGCTAATGGTCACCAACCCGTTCCCGGCCGATTCCTGGGAGCACAGCGACTGGTCGCTGGGGTGGTTCGAGGCTCGCGAGCAGGAGCAGGCCGAGGATTGGGATGAGTAGGCTTTCGGATACGACGACCGGGAACGACGCGGCGAAAGCGCGGCGAAAGGCGCGGGCGGTCGCGCTCGGTCGCCGAGCGTTCGCGGCGAACGCGGAACGGGACGACATCAAAGGCGAGACCGGCGCAGAGACGCGCATGGCGCGGGCGGAATTCGACCGCGCATGGCTCCGAGCGATTGGCGCGGAGGAGCTGCGGTAGCAACGGAGGAAACGACAGATGCTTGTAACGGTAGAGAGTGGCGGCATCCTCCTGTCGCAAAAAACCCGGCGCGGCCGGTGCTTCAGCTGTCAGCCCGGCAGGGCTGCGGCTGAGAGCCCCAGAGGAAACGTCTTCGAGCCTGTCGAGTTTCCCTCTGGAGCAAGGCTGTGGTGCTGCGTCAACTGCGGAAGATCGAATCTCAGGATGAATGCTCCCCAGGCTACAAATAGCCCTTGCGCTGCTGATGTGCCCCGGTAGCAGCCCGCGCCGCCGCGCGCCCACCCACCCCGCCCTGGCTTCGGTCGCGGCGGGGTTTCTGGGTGCAACCACCGGAGAATCCGTGACTGACGACGAAGCGCGCGATCTAGGGGAGCGCCTAGTGGCCGTGCTTTCGGAGCACGCCTGCCGTGAGGAAGCACTGGCCTTGGCACTGGAGGGGACGTGAGCCACTGGACCCCCGAAGAGGCCCGCCGCGAGATTGAGGCGATTGAAGAGGGCGCGGAGCACGTGCTGGGCTGGGACCCCGGGCAAGGTGGACAGGTCACGCTCCGCCAGCTTCGCGAGCTGCTGCGCGTCCGCCCCGAGGCGACCCGCGTGGTGCGCGCGCTCGACTACCTGCTGGACACGGGCGGCCACATCATGGCCGCGCCGCGGAGGGACCGATGATCCGGCAAACCCGCCGATGAGCGCGCCGCGCCGGCTGACCACGACCCTGATCAACAACGCCTGCAACGAGCTGGTCGTGGTGCAGGAGGGGCACCGCGAACGCCTCTGCACCCGCGACGACGTGACACACGCGATTGCGCTCTACCGCGAGGCTGCGATGCACGCCCGGCGCCTGGGGCGCACGGGTGAGGCGCGCGCCGTGGTCGACGGGGGCGCCGTCCCCATGAGCTACCAGTACCGCGCGGAGACGACGCGCATCACCGTGACCCGCGGCGACGTGACCGTGGAGCGCGTGCAAGCCCGCCGCGTGAGCGGGGGCGACCGCGGGCTGGTCCTGCGCATCGTGCCCTCGCCGGAGGGAATGAGCGCGCGGGACAGCCGAATCCCGAACGCCCGCAAGTACCGAAGGGAGCTGAGATGGTGAAGAAGAGCCTGGAGATTGAGAACGTGCTCGTCGAGAGTTGCGACACCTGCCCGTTTGTGGCTGGTGTAGAGGAGGAGGAGCCCCGGTGCACGCTGGGCGAAGGCTTCCCGATCCACATTCGGCGCTGTGCCACCGTCCCCGGGCGCTGCCCGATGTTCCTGCGTGACGTGCGGGTGCGGCTGGCCAGCTCTGTACACGGTCCCTCGCCCTGGCTCAAGGCGGAGCAGCCCGACGCGGACATGCTGTTGGACGACGTGAGCGCACGCACGGGCGCCGCCCCCGAGACCGCCCGGCTCGCCCGGGAGTTGTTCGATCGGGCGTCTACGGACCCACGCACGTGAGCACCGCAAAAGAGCTGCGCGCAACGGCGGCCCAGCTCCTCGCGCTGGCCGACCGGATCGAAGCGACCGAACGGTCCTGCACGGTCGCGTGAAGCTGAACGAAGCGACACGAAGTCAGAACGGAGAGTAGAATGGCTTCCCCCGTACCAAAGCACCTTCGGACCTATGACGAAACCGCCACAATCCCGCCTCGTTTTAGAGAGCACTTTGACGACCTGATTGTGCGTCCCGCTTGCGGGCTCGTGCCTAGCAAGCATCCTGCGAAATACGCACCTGGGTTGCCCACAGCCCTCATTGACTTGGCCGGCACGGACAACGTCGGCGATCCGATGGCGGGCACAGGGAGAATCGCAGAAGAAACGGGACTGCCTATTGCGCTGAACGACATCGATCCAAGGTGGCGGGATCCCTTGTTGGCGCTGTCGCGGGATAGGGGGTGTGAGGTCTCGTTCTCCGATGCCGGCTCGCTCTCATGGGAGAGGGAGCACCTCATATTTTCGCCGCCGTACTACCCGCGCACAGATCGTTGCAAGCAGGCGGCCCACAACGACAAAAAGCGTGGAAGAGCAGTGGGTTATCGTACCGGGTATGGAGCAGACGGCCGCATCCATAACTTTGTGGGGGATCCATCGGGTGTAAACGGAATTTTGATCTACCGGAATGCCCTACGAAGAATCTTCGTCCACCTACTCTCCCGCGGTACGGTAATGACGACGGTCACTAAGAACTGGACGCGCCTCGGAGTAGAACTCCGGTTGGATCTTGACACCATCCTAACTGCGCAAGAAGCGGGCTGGAGAATCGTGTCGAGAACGGGGTGGTCGCCGCCTCCCTCTCTGTGGGCACGCTACAACGCCAAATCTGGTACGGGGGTAAGGGTGGAAGACGTACTCACATTCGAGCACGCCAGATGATTCCGGCGGCGGGAGCGCGGAAGGATGCAACCGACAAGCCAGATGATTCCGTCAGTCGAGCGCGACGACGACCAGCAGGACCCCGGCAAGGGCACCGACGAGTAATCCACCGCCTCCCGCC